CGCCCTCAGGGTTGAGGGACGTCAATATGCGCCGCGGGACAGCGCACGCTTGGTCATCCGCTTGCCAGCGCTGCGAGCACGGCCGGCGGCACCGAGCGCGGCGAACCCGGCGCGGCCGTACTTGCGGCGGCCGATGTGCGCGGCCAGGGCGCCGGGATCAGCTGCGCCTTTCGCGGCGAGTTTGCGTTTCAGAGACTTGAATCGCTGGCCGGTGCCGAGCGGTGCGAGCTTCGCCACGGTCGCCTCCTACGCGGTGCGTCGTCGAGGCAGCGGCCGGCGGCGAGCAAACATCGCCTTGGTGAGCGGTGCCGCCTCGATCGAGCGAATGTCCGGCCGGGTGATGCGCGTACGCACCGCGGCCTTCGGGTGCGCGCGGTCCTTACGCAGCCGGTCGAGCAGCTCGGGCGTGATCTTCCCGTTGGCGGGCATGTGGCGGGACTTCTGGTACTTCTTGACCGCGGCGGTGACCTGCTTATCGCTCGGGTTGCCCTTAACGAGCCCGGCGGCGAGGAGGGCCCGGCGTGCGGCGCCGATCTGCCCGCTCCCACCTCGGGAGCCTCCTCCACTGCTCCGCCTCGAGCTGTGGCCCGCCGGGGAGCTGCGGCCCGCCGAACTCCCGGCGCGGTGAAGGGTCTTGCCCTTGCTGCCGCCGCGGCTCTTGAGCCGGCTCAGCAGGGCGGGGGTGATCTTCCCGTCCGGCCGCATGCCGTGGGCTTTTTGGTAGCGCTTCAGGGCGGCCGTGGTGCGCGGTCCCAGCTTCCCGTCGAGCACCAGCGGCTTACCGCTGGCGTCCTTCATCCCGAGGGCGTTCAGGGCCTTCTGGGCGTCCCGGACGCGGTCGTCGCCGTGCTTCTTCCCGTACCCGGTGCCCGTGTTGGTCTTGGCGTTGTAGGACAGCGGCGCGAACTGCCCGCCGCCGGCAGCCCCTGCGGCCTTACGCGGGTGCTCGCTCGGATTCCACTCCACCGCGGGGTTCTCCTATCTCGGCGGGCCAGCGAGGGCGTGTCGCTTCGGCGGGGTGCGTTCGAAGTCGGTACGCTCGCGCATCAGTGACCGCTGCAGACCCGTCGCCTTGATGTGCTCGCGCATCGCGGCCTGCCACTCGCGGATCTTCTTCCGGGATCTGGCCGCGGCCAGGTCGTCGAGCGCGGCCGCTTCCCGGCGCTTCCACCGCCGGATGTTCGCCTCGATCTGACGTTGCCGCTGCTCCTGCTCGTAGGTGCCGCGCAGGTGTTTGACGATGTTCGGCGGCCATTGAAATCCCGGCGCCCAGGCGAACAATGTGTGGCGGCAATTTCTGTGGAAGAGGCCAGCCTCTTGCGCCACGGACAGGGCCGGGTGATCAGGGTCCGTACCGGTCACCGAGAGCACCTTGTGCTCCCACGGCAGGCAGATCGGGCACGGGTGCGGCGACTCGGTGACGATCACGAGGTCTCCGCCTTGAGCCAGCAGGGCCTGGGTGAAGGCGTCCGTGCCGGCGCCGTGCACTGCGTCCCCCACGACGGTTTCCGCGTACGAGCCGAGCCCGCCGCGAGGACCCAGCCCGCGGTCGGCGGCCCGGTCGAGCACCCGCTGCACCGCCACCGGCCGGGTATCGTCGGCCTGCCCAGCAGCCAGAGCCTGACTCCAAAGCCGCATCACCGTGGCCCTGATCTGCTCCCAGAACTCCCGCAGAGCCAGCAGCAGACGCTCGATCAGACCATCCGGTCGGCGATCGGGAACCACCTGCCGGTACGCCTTCGTGATCGCGTCGGCCGCCAGGTGCTGGCCGTTCTCCACCAACCCGGCGACGACGCCATCGACGATGCGGCGCAGCTTCAGCGTCCGCGCGGTCGCTCGAGCCGGCCAGTCCGCCGCGGCGAGGTCATCAGCGAGCAGTCGCGCTATGCCGGCGACGATCTGGATCTCCGCCGCGTTGTGCAGCCGCAGGGTCGGCCAGACCAGGCCGGGCGGGAACGGCGGTGAGCGGTCGACGTCCGGGAAGGTCATTGCCTGGTCGGCGAAGTTCAGCAGCCGCGGTAGGGGCTCGCTCATCCCAGCTTCCGGAGAGTCCGCGCGGTCGGAGCCCGCTTACGGAACGGCAGTCGCCGGTAGCGGACGATCGGGCCGCCGGCCGTAGCGTGAGCTTTCTGGTGGGCGTAGCGCCGAAGTCGAGGTGAAGCGAAGAACAGGCGGTAATCGCCACTGTGCCTTCGACCGAAAGGGTCTGTGCGGTCCAGGCATAGCGGCTGATCACCTCCCCGCGACAGGAAGATTTACGGTTCGGCCGCTTGCCCGCCGGTGGCGAAGTGAAAGATTTGCGGTCAGTAGCCCTCGTCGGCAGCGTCCGGTTCGGCGGTGTCGGCTTCGTCGGGCGGCATTTTCTCGTCGATGCCCGCCGCGCCGCCCTGATCCGCCGGCCCGGACAGCATCGGCGGCAGGCTCGCCACGGAGTCGTCCCGGATCCGCGCGACCTCCTCGGCCACCTGCTTGTCGTCCCAGTCCGGATGCAGCATCTTGACGAGGGTCTCCGTGGACGCGGCCTCCGCGGCGCGCATCAACTGCGCGGTCTGGGCGTTCTCACCGATGTCGGTGCCGACGTACGGGCCGAAGTCGACATCAGGGCGGACCGGGTCAATGCCGGAGTTGAACTGCGCCGCGTCCACCATCAGGAGCGTCTCGACAGCCTCGGCCGTGCCCGGCCGCCAATACACGATCTTCCGGTTCCGGGTCGTGATGGTCTTCTTCTCCCGCGCGTTCACCTCGGTCGCCGTCACCGCGACATCACCCTTCAGCCCGAACGTCTGCGCGGAGTACCCGGCGCCGCGGATGATGTGTTCGACCTGCTCTTGGGTGGTGTCGCGGTGCTCGGCCACCCGGATCGCGAACTGGATCTGCTCGATCTGGGACCGGTCATTGGACGGGAGCATCGACAGCGCCTCGTACACCTCACGGCTCGGGTCCCAGCGCGACCCGCGGCCGGCGCCGAGGTTCTCGAGATACTGTTCCGGGACCAAGATCCTTCCGACGCCTTGGCGGATGTCGCGCATCCACGACGACCACGTCTCGTCCAAAGCGTCCATGAGCGGTTCGAGGCCGGTGAAGTCGCTGCGACCGCAGTACGCCGCCGCCGGCAGGTTCCGCCAGATCCGGTTCGGCCGCATGTTCGGGATGTAGGTCGCGGTCAACCGGTTCGGCAGGCCCGTCTCCACCACCGGCTCGAGGTTCTCTGTCGCCGGGAACGCGCCGAGGTCGACCTGCTTGCCGAGCTGTTCGGGCGTTCCCTCGTACACGCCGTGGAGGATGTAGCCGGGCTCGTGCCGCTCGAGATGCCTGACGACGCGTTTCCCGTCATCCTCGAGGACCCGCCAGAACGTCACCTCGGCCAACCGGTCGTACCGCCACTCCGGGACGGCCGCGTCGGGATGCCGCGCGGCGAGCCATGGCCGGTCGGCAACCTCACGATCCCAGCACGTCGCCAGGTACACGCCGGACAGCGCGGCGCAGATCTCCGCCGCCTCCAGGAACGTCGCGTGCACGCCGTCGTCGACGAGTTGTTCGATGCGGTCCTGCGCTGCGGTCGCACCGCTGCCACCCTCAGGGACGGTGATCTTCGGTGGCTCGGAGAACAACAACTCGGCCGAGGTCTGCGAGATGTCCGCGGCCACCGGGATGTGCAGCTTCGTGCGCTTCTGGCTCGCGGTGAGCGGCTCACCCCAGAACCACCGCGCGAACCAGCCCACGACACCGCCGCGGTACTGGCTCGGGTGGTTCTGGATCCGCTCCAGCGAGGTCGAGTCGTACGGTACGCCGGCCTGCCCGCCGTACACCCAGGAAAGCTCGTCGGGATTCCCCGAATACCAAGCCGACCACGCGGCGAGACGTTGATAGACGGGCCGCAGGTTCTCGGGCGGCCAGGCCCCGCCGGTCGGAAGTGGCATCAGACCAGCTCGGTGATTCGTACCGGCTGCGACATCGGGTCTCCGGACTCCTGCGCGTCCTGACGCCACCAGGCACAGCACTCGACGCACAGCGGCACGACGTTCCCGTTCTGCAGTGCCATCGCGTAGCGGGCGGGGATGTCCACGTCGCTGTTGTGCATGATGCAGCGGCCGGCCGCGACGAGCCGCGCGTTCACCTCGCCCACGCGGGTTGCCAGGTCATCGACCATCAGTCGCCGGCCCGTTCGTAGCCACCTTCGCGCATGATGTCGGCCGCCGCGTACACCAGGCCGAGTTGCTCAAGCCACGACGTGGACTCGGACTTGCCGATGATCACCGAGACCTCGCCGTTGGCCATCACGTTCTTGGCGATCACGATGGCGTCGGTGACCATGTCGGTGTCGTCGACCTCGAGGGTGACGTTCAGCGCGTCGAGCAGTTCGCCGGCCTTGCGATCAGCCACTACGCCGCCTCCCTCAGTTGCGACCGCCACGCGGCCCGAGTCGTGTAGATGCCGTAGCGACCGGCGTCCAAGCTGTGGTCGTCGACCTTGATCGGCGCGTCCTCGCCGCGGTCGGCCCGGTCCGGGTCCCAGCTATAGCCAGGGATCTCGTTGATCCAGCCTGTGCACGAGCGGTGCACCTTCAAACGGTCGCGCGCGAGCAGCGACGACACCACGCGGATGCCGTCCAACACGCTGTTGTCGCCCTGCGCCGGCGAGAGCCCGTCCTGGTGCAGCTGGGCGATGAACGACGCCGCCGACGGGTCGACCACGCACCACTGCGGCCGGATCCCAACCGCCGGCGAATGCGGATGCGGCAACTCCTCAAGCCACGCGCGCAGGCGCTTGGAGTACTCCACGTCCGTCAACTGCCGGTGCGCCTGCTTGGAGTCGTAGCGCCACTCGTTGGTCAGGTACAGCCGCTGGTCCACGCCGATCCCGAGCACGAGCGCGGCGAACGGATTCGTTGTGCCGTAGTCGATGCCTATGCTGATCCACCGCTGGATCTGCGGGAGGACGTCGACGACGTGCCGGTCCGGGTCCCACATGTCGTACACGGAGCCCTCGGCTAGGCACCACTCGCCGAGGACCAGGCGGCGATACCAGAGGCCGACGTGCTCCTTCTTCGTCTCCTCGATGAACGAGCGTGGCAGCGACGGGTTGTCCTCGAGCTGGAAGGAGAACCGGTGTAGATCCAGCAGTTCGCTCGCCTCGAACCGGTTGACGTCGCCGTCGCGGGTCAGGTGCAGCTTCGCCCGGTCGAGGTGCTGGCTCTTCAGCCAGTGGTTCGGGCCGTCCGGGTTCGTCGTGCAGATCAGCCGCGCACCCTCGACCGACAGCCGCGTCTTGAGCATCGCCCAGAACGACTCCGGCACGATCGACGCCTCATCCACGTACGCGCCGGCCAGCGTGAGCCCGCGGATCTTCTCCTGCGACCGCTCGTCATTCGCCCCGGCGACATATACGCGCCGGCCCAGCAGCCACAACTCGCCGGTCCCGGCCAGGAACTTGCACCGCCGGTTGCCGAGCATCTCCACCAGCGGATCGATGATGTTGTGCTTCAACGTCCGTTCGGTCTTGCCCACCATCAGCAACGGACCGTCCGGGGCCTCGCGCACGAACTTCAGCCACGCGAGCAGCGACGCGATCGTCTTTCCCGACCTGACGGCGCCCTCGAAGACATTCAGCCGAGCCGTACACAGCCCGGCCGCGGCCTTCGCCTTGCCCTCGAGCGGGACGACACGCATCAGCTACCGAGCATCGACCGCAGCCACGCATCCACCGCGGCGAGGCCCTGATCGTCGCTGTCGTGCCGGTCCGCGGCTAGGTGCTTGTCGAACGCGACCGCCGCGGACACGATCAGGTTCCGCAGCTCGGCCGGCGGCGGCTTCGCCAACTCGTGCTCGCGGTAGACGTTGTCGCGGCCGCCGAAACTGTGCGCCAGGTGCGGCTCATTCATCATCGCCAGCAACTCACGCGCCTTGGTGAGGAACTCCCGCGATACCTCAGCACGCATTGCCTTGTTGTCGGCAACCTTCGCCTCAGTAGCGCGTTTCGTGGCCGAACGTTCAAAGGCGCCCTCTACGCCCTTTGCGATGCCGGAGACTGTGCCGGGGCTCACGCCGTGGTCGCGGGCGATCTGTCGGCAGGACTTCTCCCCTGCCTTGATGTCGGTCAGGATCGCGTCGCGTTTGGGTTGGGAGATCGGCTTAGGCACATCCGATCACCCCCCATCGCTCACCTGTTCGATACGCTCGACTGGGATGACGCGGGACGCTCAGTGGATCAACGTGCCGGCCGGTAGCGAGCCGGTGAAGCCAGCACACGCGTACGTGTGGATCAGGCTTGCGGGAGCGTGGTGGCCGGGGGCGATCCACGCCTGGTTTCGACTGCCGGACGGGTGGGCGATCAGGCTTCAGTACACCGATCCGCGAGGATCACCGTCGGCGGCTTGGGGATCATATGTGTTCGACGAGGAGACGATCCGGCCGAGACATGACGATGCCCGGCCGTCTGAGGACTGACCGGGCTTCCCGGGCGTATTGATCACCACGGTTTCATACTGAGTGTGACACCCGTCTGACCTGCGTGCAAGTCGACACGCTGTGGTCGCCTCAGCGGACGCGGGAGGTCCTCGACGCGGCGCCAGCCACGCCACGGCTCGTGGATCCACCGATGACCGTTGCGGTCGGTGGTGCCGCCTTCCCAGTTCCCTCCAGGCTCGCGGCCGAAAAGCACCCCGGAAGCGGCCAGCGTTCGAGATCTGCGCCAGAGCCTCACGGCTTCCACTCCGGTTTGCAGTCCGGATGGTCGACGTGCGCGGCGGCAAGATCACGGAGATCATCACATGGCCACAAGCCCGTAACCCGCTCGCCAGCCTCGTACCACTCGTGCTCTTCCTGATGGCAGTGGTGCTCACCGGTATGGCGCTTCACGATCCGGCGTTTGGCCTCGACCTCGCGCAACGCCCGCTTCTTGCCGATGATGAGGACGGGGAGACAGGGATAGCCGGTCTCCGTGGTGGTCTCGTAGCCGGCCGGCTCGGTCGGGTCATCCGGGTGCTTATCGATCTCCGTTTGGTCCTCGTCGAGCCGGGCGTGCAGGAACGCCACCAAACCACTGTCTGTAGTTGCTCGCCCCGGCAATCCGTGCTCCCCGCTACTGTGCGTCATCTACGGCCCCGTACGCTTCGGCCTCCAGCTGGGCGATGCGCTCGTAGTCGGGCCGCTGTCGGCCGGTGATGGCGCGTAGCGGGTCCTCGATCCAGTGCTGTGGCCCGCGCATGGTCGTGTTGATCACCGGGGCGAAGCTGGTGGACATCTCCACGAAGCCCTCGGCCAGCGCACGGATCAGGACGACGGCCGCCCGGCGCAGCGGGTCGAACACCAGGATCGCAGCGAAGAAGGGTGCGACGAGAGCCAAGGTCATCACGATGCGATTCTCTCACTCTTGGCCTGACGCCTGGCCAGGTAGTCATGCACGCTCGCCAACTCGTACGACCCGTCCCCACCCTTGATCTTGCCCCGGTGCGCCCACTGCCGAACGACGTCGGGTGAGCACGGGATTCCGGCCATGTGGGCGAGCCTGATCACCCCGGCCACGTCGACCGTCTGCCCGGGTCTCGAGAGTGCCCGCACGTACGGGGTGGCGTCCTGAGGGTCGGGGCAGGTGTCGCAGCGGGCCGTCCAGTCGTCCCCACGCACGATGATGGTCACGGTGCCGGGGCAAGGCTCGCCGTCGGCGTGGACGAGGCAGGGCGCCTCCAGCGGCACCTTGCGGGCGGGCAGATCGACCAGGCCGGTGGCCTTGCCGCGGAGTTCGCGGAGTTCGGCCAGCATCTCGTCCACCCACCGGTTCGCGGCACACCAGCCGAGATGGTCGGTGCGGGCGTTCACGAGCCACGGCGAGGTGTGGTGGATGGCTTCGCTCGCTGGCGGGCGGGCGCCGCGCTCCTCGACGACAACCCGGCACCAGGACGCCACGACACCTTCCATGTGGCGCCGCAGGTCGGCCGCCGCGTCATCCACCGTGAGGCCGTGGGATTCGCCACCGCCACCGTAGGCCTTCGGGCCGGGTGTGGACGGGCGGGTGAGGTCGTCGTGGATGGCGGGCATCTCCGCGACGAGCTGTTCGAGGTCGGCGAGGTGGCCCTGGCACAGGTACTTGCCGTCGGCTGCTTGGCGTGGCCGGTCGGGATCGACGCGGTGGGCGGCAATGCACCGGTCGGTGGTCACCCGAGCGCCCACTTCCACGCGGCCACCACGATGGCGCCGGCGAGCGCCACCAGGAACACCAGGACGACGAACGCTGCGGAGTGGGTGAACCACTTCAGGTTCGGCTGGTTGGGCTTGTCGTCGTTCATCGGCCCTCCCGGAAGCGTGATGCCATCTCGGTAAACGGCCGTAGGGCTTTCCGGACTGCGTTGCCCACGACGACACCGAGAGCCGCTTGGCTGACCTCGAGTCCGTAGGGGCTTTCTTTGCCGTCCGCTCGCCAGTCGGCCACCATCGCGGCTGCGGCTCGGCGGCTGAGGCTGTGGCGCTTGCTCAGCCGTTCAATGATCTGCTCGATGTCCTTGTCGTCCATCGGGGTTCCTTTCAGGCCAACTCGTTCACAAATCGGGTCAGCGAATTCGCCGCCCAAGCGATCTTGTCGGCCACGCTCTGCACGACGTGGGCGGCGTTGGTGGGCGAGCGGAGCAGGTAGAAGATCACGAAGGCGGCTATGGCCCAGGTGATGTATTTCTTCAGGGGCATGCGATCACAGTCCTGGGTCGGCGTCGGAGTGGATGTGACCGGCTGCGTCCATGACGCCGTTACGGTCGTAGGAATCGGGATCGCTGGAGTACTGCTGCGGGACGTCCTGCATCAGCCGGTAGCCGGTAGACGTCGGCCGCATACGACTGACCTTGACCCGAACCCTCTGGCCGCGCATGTCCCGGCTCGACCAGAGAATCTTGGGATCATCAAGCTCACGCTGGGTGCTGTCTGCGTTGGTGAGGATCTTGCAAACCGCAACCAGGTCACCACTAGTGCGATCACTGATGATCTGGTCCACTTGCAGCGTGCGGCCCTTGGACCGCTTGTCGTTGTCGGCCCAGATCTGGCCTGGCCGAACGTCAGGAAGATCAGTTGTCATGTCGTCCCCCACATCTGTTGAGCGGTAGCGAGCGGAGATCCGGGCCGGTCAGGCATCAGACTCCTCCGAGAAACTCGCGCCAAGCCGCTCCACGAAGACCACGAGCGCCGCCTCAGCCCGCTGCTTCAACGCGTCCTTGTCGTCGCTGGCGAGGTGCTCCCACCCGCCTGGTAGATCCACTTGCAGGGTCCAATCGGGCGCCGCCCGTGACGTCTTCCACGCGATCGTGAACAGCGGCAGGCCGCCGACGTAGCCACTGGTGATGCTGTACTGGCCCTGCTTCCAGGTGATCCGCTCAGCCATCGCCCGGCCCTTCGCGTCCGTCGTACAGCCCGTCTATCCGCTCCTCAGCTTCAAGAAGCGGATCAGTCTGCGACCGGTCGGCGCGGCGAGAGCCGGGCTCGGAGCCAGGTGCAGGGAGAGCGAGAAGACGGGCTCGGAGACGAAGCTTCGCTTCGACTCGATTGACGACTCCCAGGGCCCTCAGCGCAGGGTTATCGGTGTCGTCGTGCTCCACCAACAGCCGCACGTCTCTAGCCGGCAGCACAGCCAGACCGGACTCAGCGAGAGCATCAACGAGCACGTCCGCGTACCACTGCCAGTGAGAGAGCCCGTAGTCGTATCGGTCCATGTCCTCGAACAGCATCTTCGCGATCAGGTCGCGCACGTCCGGATCAGCCATTGAGATCTTCCTTCAGCGCTGACTCGCCAGCGGCGACGAGAGCGGCAGTGGTGATGGCTTCAGCGTGACTCCCGGCCTCGCGGTCTTCGTACCAGCGCAGCGACGCCTCATACGCCTCGGCGTGCCGTTCACACAGAGCACCTTCGAGAACCGCGCGGACGGTGCGCTCCGGCTCGTCCAGGTCCGGCCCGTCGAGCACCAGGAGTGCCGTGCACAGGGCCTCGGTAGTCATGGCGGCTGTCTGCGGTGCCATTGCGTCCCGCACCTTCGCAAATGCGCTCTTGCTCATCGGTCCCCCTGCTGATTGCTTGTAGCGCCATTGTAAGTCATACTGTAGCTACAGACAAGCCTACAACATGGACCATGGGAGGATCGCGTGAAGCCAACAGCGGGAGTGCAGGTGCCACCAGGAACGCCGTTCCGCCGCGTCCGCATGGATGACGACCTCTGGGAGCGGCTCGACCAGGCAGCGAAGGAGATGGACCCCGATTCCAACCGGTCCGTCATCCTGCGGCGTCTCGCGCGCTGGTTCGTCGGAGACATCGACGAGATGCCGCGTCGACCGAAGGACCAAGCCTGACCGTTCACCCGGTCTCCTCGGTGGGTTCGGTGGTCGAGAGAGCGGCGGTCTTGATCTCGAACAGTGCTGAGCGAGGCTCGCCGCCGTAGACGCCGTTGGCGTACGACTGCGGCTGTATCTGGAAATCGATCGGGAGCCCGGTCATCTGCGTACCGAGCGCGGTGAACGCCAGCGTGATCGCGGCCAGCTTCGCGTTCGCCGTGTTCTGCACGGCGCCGAACCGGGCCGTGAACTCGTCGTCGGGCATGATCAACCGAACGTCCACGTCCCGCCAGTCCTTCGTGTGCAGGGACGAGCCGACGTGGTACGGGATGTGGCCGAAATAGTCGGTAACGATCACGCCGAACTTGGCCAGCCAGATACCTTCCGGCATGCCCGTGCTCACCGGTCCTCCTGCTCGGTGGTCGAGAGAGCAGCGCGGACGCTGCGGAATTCGGTGGACACGTCGTGGCCAGAGTCGATCGCTGCGCGGAGTAGGGCTCGGGCGTCCTCGGCGTCGACGATGACCTTGCCGGCGTCGCGGAGGGCGGCGAGGATCTCGTCTGCATCGTGGGTGAAGTCCTGCCATGACAGGTGTGAGGCGTCGAACTCGGAGTCGTACTGCCGCAGGCGCAGCGACGCAATTACCTCGCGCGGGCCTGTCTGCTCAGCCACGGCGGGACTCCAGGTTCTCGCGGACGACGTTCCACAGCTCGTCGAGCGTTGGCTCGTGCGTCCGAAAGTCGGCCTCGATCTTCGCGAGCGTGACCTGCCGCACCTGCCGTTCGATCTCGGCGCGCTCGGCCGCCTGCTCGGCCTCCATCCGCCGCTTCGCCGCGCCAACCAGCTCGGTGAGCGCTGCCCGATCGTCGTCGGTGAGAGGCTGGTCGGCCTGCACCCGTACCGGTCCACCGTCGATCTCGACCGTCTGGCACGCGAGGTGATCCGGTGGGTCGACATGGCCATATTCGCCGCGCTCGATCCGGCCGCACAGAGTGATCACATCGTCGTAAAGCGAGTCATCGACCGACGCGAAGTAGTGCTTGATGTCCTTGACGATCGCTGCCCGCACCGTGTCTTCGTGGGCGGGCAGGACAGCGGCGAGGATGGATCGGACTTCGCGCTCGTACGCGAGCCCGCACGGGCTGCTCCGAGGGATGCCGAGCTCGTGTAGCAATGCGTTGACCGCAGTCTCCACCAACTCGTTTGGCACGTCGGGTCGCTCACTCGCCATCGGTGCCTCCCTCCGACAGCTCGGCGACGACCAGGTCCACGCTCGCCTGATCCCAACTCAGGTCCTCGGGGTCGTGGTTGCGAATCGTGCCCGGCCCCCGATGCTCGTGGGCATGGGCATCCTGGTTCTCGGCCAACGAGCGGGTGAGCGCCATACCGTCGGCGTGCCGGGAGGCCAAGTGCTTGGCCAAGTTCTGCTCAGTCATTGCCGGTGCCTCCGGTGGGGGTGGGCTCGGGGCGGCGGAACACTGCAAACGTCCACTCAGGCACGTCGGTGCTCTGTGTGGCGGTCATCGCGTAGCCGTGTTCCATAGCGATCAGGTCGGCCTGCGGCACGTTCTCGGTGTGGATCGTCAGCTCGTAGTAGTTGAGCCCGATCCCGTTACGGAGCGTGGCGTCGAGTTTGCCCATCTCGTAGCCGCACACGTACGACTGGTCGTCGTGCGGGCCGCCCTCCGACCGGCAGGTGACGAACGGCATTACGAGGCTCATCTCGGCGTCTTCGGGCTGGTGGTCAGGCATCTGGTGTCTCCTGGTGGTGTAGGGCGGGACGGTCGATCGCGCGCTTGTGCACGACAGGCCTCAGCTCGTACGCGGGGTGCTCGTAGTCGTGGCGGCTCGGGTCGCGCGGCAATGGGCACCGCACTGCGCCGCGCCGTACCACAAGCCCTCATCGACCTCGATGCCACGCACCCGCATCGCCGCCGCAGTGACAGCCGCACGCCCCACACCGCCAACACCGTCGTCGGGGTCGTGGTGGATGAACCGACCCGCCACCCGCTCACAAAACTGCGCGTAGTCGCGGGTGTGCAGGATGAACGCGTGCCAGCCGATGTCCACCAACGGCGACGGCGAAAACCCCTGACCAGGGCTGTCGGCGACCAGACGCAGGAACGCAACGGTCTGGTCGAGGATGCGTTCGGCCAGCGGCGGCGCGATGCCATCCTCAGTGATCTTGGCTGTCAGCCGGCGTCGGAGGTCGGCGCTGATCGCGGATGTCGGTGTCTGCTCAATCATGATCTTGGTCTCCTTGTAGGGCGGCTCGGGCGGCTGCGGCGTGCCGGTGCACAGCCTCATCGGCGAGACGCGGCTTCGACGCCAGCGGCGAACGCGAGTCGGGTACGAGCTCGCGCGGGTGCGCCTTCGGGTCGGCCATCAGGCGGCCGAACGCGGCGAGGACTTGCGGCCAGGTGAGGCCGGCGGTGCGTGCTGCGGCGAGGGCGCCGCGGATGTCGCGTTCGGGCCAGTCGTCGCTGCGGGTTTCGACAGCGAGACGGACGAGTGCTTCGGTGGCCGGTTTCGGGTCGCTCATGGCATCCTCCGCCGCCAGCGCGGGAACGGGATCACGGCGTGTGTGCCGTGGTCGTAGGCGACGAGGACGTTCCGCGGGCCGCCGCGGGATGCCCAGCGGGCGAGGATCCGGCACGGACGCGGCGGGTTGTGCCGGCCAGACAGCCGGTCTCCCGGATCGAGGTAGCGGCGTCCGATCATGGCTCACCTCGGGCGGCGCGCATGGTGGCCGCGATGGCGTCCGTTGCGCTCTGGCTGGCTGGGTCACGACCAATCGGCAGGAACCTTTCCGGCTCACGCTCGATCGCGGTGAGCACGTACCGCTCAGGTTCGGTGACATTGGTGCGCTTACCGAGAATCAGGCGGCGAGTCTTGGCGGCCCAATCGGCGGTGACGGTGAGTCCGGTCTGGTCGCGGAGGACCTCAATGATCTGTTCGTCGATTTGCTTAGCAAGATCGTCATCAAGGTCCGGACGCGCGTTACGGCGGGAGAGATGATCTCTTAGAGAACCTTCCTGAAGGGAAGGAGAGGGAAGGGAAGGGAAGGCGTCGCGAACTGCGTCCGAACTTCGCGCGTTGTTCGAGTGTTCGTTCTCATCCTGTTCGCGCGAACCACGGACTTTACGCATTCGTTCGCGCGCGGCCGCTCGCTTCTGCTCGACTTGATTTCTCGTCGGCTGCCGGCCGGGGTCGTTCCACTGCCAGAACCGGTACCCGCCGTCGACGCGCTCCCACAGCCCAACGGCGACGAGTCGCTTCGCCTGCGGCCTGGTGCCGAGCGCGGTCAGCATGTGGTCGGGTACGAACCCGTCGGTGAGTTCACGGGCGCACCAGGACCCTGCGCGGACCCACAGCCCAAGCGCCGCGTTCCCGGCCGCGACCACCTTCCGATGGAACGCGAACCCGTCGTCGACAAGGAACCAGGGCATCTATTCGCCCTCCCCGGCGTCGTCGGATCGGACGATCTCCTCGGTCATGGCCTGGATGCGCTCGACCTTGTTCCAGCCGATGCCGAGCATGTAGACAAAGCGACGCCGCTGCGGGACGTGCCCGGCCAGGAAGGCGCGGCGGGTGGCGTCGATCAGCTCGTCGTACGGGAGTCCAGCGTCGTGGAAGCGGACGATCGAGCTATCCCAGTCCTCGGGCAACTCAGCGAACTGCGGAGAAGCGTCCTCCCAGTACCGGAAGAAGCCCTGGACGTAGTCGTACAGCGCGTCGCGTTCGGCCGTCAGCGTGGCTAGGGCGCGCTCACGGGCCCGAGCCCAGCGCAGCGCGTCGGCTGCCACGTCATCGACCAGCGGACTGTCCGGCGCGATCGACGTCTTGCCGGAATTGCAGGACTGGCACGCCGTGACGAGGTTGCTCGGGTCGTCGGTGCCGCCGAGCGCTTCGGGGACGACGTGGTCGACGGTGAGCTTCACCTCGGGCGCCGTAGCACCGCAGTACCGGCACGCGTGGTTGTCGCGGCGGAGGATCTCGAAGCGCAGGCGTCTGCTTACGGCCATCTATGCGGCCCCTCTCTGCGAGGGCGGGGGGTCGGGAGGAGTGGTGTACAGGCTGTGCAGCGTCGCCACGAGTTGCCGGAGCAGCAGCGCCACGCCGGGCGGCAGAGGCTTGGGCGGCTCGGGTCGGGCACGCTCGGCGTTCAGCGCGCGGATCCGCTCGTCGAACTCGTCGCGGCTCATGCCACGTTCTCCCGCGCTGCCCGCTGCCGTTTGCGGCGGATCCTGTCCCGCTCCACCTCGGACGCGCCGCCCCACACGCCTTTCTCCCGGTTACGCATGGCCCAGTTGAAGCAGTCGCGGATGACCGGGCAGTCCCGGCACACCTTCTTGGCTTTCTCGTTCTGTTCGTAGGCTTCGGGGCCGACCGTCTTACGCGGGTAGAACAGGTCAGGGTCGCTGTAGAGGCAGGCGGCCCGGTCGCTCCATTGCATGGCGACGACCGCGCGGGCGAACTCGGCGACCGCTCGAGGGCGGCGCGGTGTTTCGGGCGCGGGCTCGGGCTCCGGAGTTGGTTCGGGCTCGTCGTTGAGGAGGCCGAGGATGTCGAGCATCTGCCGGAGCTCGGCCACGTCCCGGGCATGCTCGGGGGCGTCACAGCGGCCCGTGCAGCCGTGCCGGTTGGCCATCCGCCGCACCGTCCAGCGGACTTGCTCGCGCTCCAGGGCGGCGAGGAGGCGGTCGTGGCGTGGGGCGTGGAGCAGGTGCAGGGACGAGGGTTCGTCCACCCCGCGGCCGCCGATCGGGCGCCAGGTGGATTCGGTTTCGGTGCGGCACGCTGCTTCGATTTGAGATGAGAGCGCCATTCAGGTCACCTCCCAGGTGGGTGTGTGGACGCGGGTGGTCATCCGGCCTCCAGCTCGAACAGGCCGGACTGTGCCGGCGAGACGGGTGGGGGCGGGGTTACGCCGGCCGCCCGGGCGCGCTCACGCGGATCTGCCGTACGCCATCTCGCCAACCGGCCATAGTCGTGGCTCAGGTCGAAGGACAGTCCGCGGCGGCCGAGCACAGACGCGACCATGGCCACGGTCCCGGTTCCGCCGAAAGGGTCAACTACAAAGCTTGGGCGGGTGGGCGCGTCCGGGGTGGGGCAGGCGCAGGCGTAGCCGGTGATGCTGTGCTGTGGCCGCCCAGTCTTGCGCCAGCCCGGCCGGGCAAGAGTGCTGGTCTCGATGCCGTCATGCCAGGCGCCCTCGGCGTGTAGGCCCACCTGAGACGGCGTCAGCGAGAGGTCTCTGTATGCGCTCCTGTCTTCGACCGTCGCGACTGGACGGCGACCTTCGCCGCATTCGGTGCAGATGCCGGGCGGCGACCAGCCGAGCACGATGCGGCGCACCAGCGCGGGCGGGAACGCGGCGTAGTGCGCGAGGCCGCGCTCGCACGTCTTGTCTTGGCCGCCGCAGCATCGGGCGTGCGCGACGTGCACGGGCGGGCTGAACGGCTGGGATGCGACTTCCCACACGCTGCCGGGCAGCGCGCCGAGCGGGTGGTGCGCGACCGCGTTGTCCTTCCACCCGGTGTTGTCCGTGGCTGCCGTGTGGCGCTGGGTCTGGTTGCGCGTACCGAGCCGGCGCGGCGGGTCGACACGCGTGTGAGGCTGCCGGATCTCGTCTACCGCGCTGTAGTAGCGGGGCTGCTTGACCAGGTGCACGAAGTCCTCATGCGAGCGGCGTACGCGGTCGGTGACGCTCTCGGGCAGGCCGTTGGGCTTGGCCCAGATGACGACGGCCCGGGCGATTAGGCCGAGTTGGTCGACGCACGCGACCCGGTAGCGCTCGGGCAGGAGCATCAGCGACTTGTTCGGGATTCCGGTGCGGCGCGGGTCGGTGCGCCGCCAAAAATCGGCGGAGTTGCTGCGCGCGGCCCGGCCGTCGCTCTGCGCCTGAGCGCCCGAGAACTTATCGCCCAGGTTGCAAAAGATCGACCCACCAGGCTTGAGGACGCGCACCCATTCGCGCGTCGCGTCGAGCAGCGCATCCACGTACGCCTGCGGCGTGCGCTCGGCGCCGATCTGACCGGCCAGGCTGGCGCCGCCGTCCCTGTAGTCCCTGAGGGCGTAGAAGGGCGGCGAGGTGCAGACGAGGTCGACGCTGCCGTCCGGCAACGGCAGGTTCCGGGCGTCGGCGCGGAGCACGGCGGCGGTCATAGCGAGGACCGATCAACGCACGGTGCTATGAACGCCAAACAGACGTCGGCGCCGCGGGAGACCATGGCGGCGTTGCGGCGGTAGCCCGCGGAGCGGCCGTGGGTGCCCCAGTCGGCTGGCCAGCGCTCGACCTGCAAACCCATCTCCTGGGCGATCTTGTCGGCGAGTGCGTCCGCGCCGTGCGGGCAGGCACCATGGACGATCACGACGCCTTCGGCGTTGTGGCTGGCGACGGCGACGCTGATGGCGGTGCGTACGGCGTCCTCGTCAGTCCAGGTGCGTGATCCGGTGACCAGCACGCGGTATGGCTGGTTCATGCGCCACCACTCCCGCCCCACCAGCCAGCAACGATGTGCGGAAGAAACCAGCCGGTGAAGATCAGCAGTGCCGCAGTAAACGCGGGGATGCCGATGCGGCGGCGCTTGTTCGGCGGGTCGATGCCGAGCCACCGGCGGGTGGTCGCGGTCAAGGTGTTGCCCTTGCGTTTGTCGACGATCGCGATGGTTTCGAGGGCGGCGAACGGGGCGGCCACGACGGCCAGCCAGATGATCCAGAGCAGGTCCCAGTTCATGCCGCGTCCTCCCGGTCGTCGCGGCGCCGGACGGGCATGATCAGGGCGCCGAAAGTGGTGTCTTCCGACGTGACCAGGATCGGCTTGTGCTTGCTCCGGAAGGAGATCTCAACGGGGGCGAGACCGAGCCGTGACGACAGATCCCGGAAGACCCGTGACACTAGGTATGGGGTGAGGTGAATGCTCTTCAGGCTGGTGTCGACTTCGTAATTCCGGGCGTCGTTGATGAGCTTGCGATAGTCGACGAATTCGCCGTCGAACGGGGTGAAGGTGAACGAGGCTTCCTCGTGGTCGCTGACGAGCTTGGCGGTGATCTTCTTTTCGGCCTGGGTGAACGTCACCATGCCGGTGAGCGGCTTGGAGCGAGTGCCTTTCGGGATCACGCTCAGCAGGCGCTTAACGGCGTCCACTGGCATGAGGAATTCGAACGGCGACCCGACCGCCTTGATGGTCTCCCACGAGATCATGTAACGGTCGGTGGCGGCCAACTCGATTTCGTTGCTGTCGGTCGGCTTAAAACTGACCAGGTTGATCATCGGCAGGGTCTGATCTGACGACGCGAACGCCGAAGCTGTTTGCATGGCGACCCGCAGCGGCAGTGCCTCGACGGTGAACTCGTTATCGGTCACTTCGGTGATTCCTTTCTTCTCTGTGGTCGCGGGGTTGGTGTGTGGGGCGGGCCTGGCGGGCGTTGAGGAGGCTCACGGCGTGGGCACCTCCGCAGGCCAAGCAACCTTGCTGAGCGCGGCGCGGTGGTCCTTCGGCATGTCGACGACCGGGTGGCCGAGATGGTCGAGCCCGGCCGCGCACAGCCACCACGCGTCTGTCTGGTTGTCGTCGCCGAGTTCGATGTGCATGCGCCGCTGGAGCGCTACCGCCATCGCGGTCTTGTCGGCGTTTCCGCGGCCGGTGGCGTACTTCTTCAACGCGGCCGGCGGGACGACCGCGATCGGATGACGGTGGCGCTCGAGACCGCCGAGCAAGTAATCGACGACGAGCCACCACAGCCCGCCGCGGTCCCAGGTGCCGGCGCCCTTCGACCCGTACGACGGGCCCTCGATGACGACCAGCGTGGGATACGCGCCTTGGCTGCTGATGTGGTCGGTGATCTCGTGGACGATGCCGCGCAGGCGTCGCCTGTGCTCGGTCAGCTGCGCGTTCGGCCCTGGTGAGTTGCTGGCGATCGTGGACGTGCGGAGCCAGGCGCCTGCGGAGTCGGCGAGGCCGGTCGAGGTCAGGGACAGGTCTAGGCCTATGACGCGTGGGCCGCCGAGCGCGACCGCGGCCAGTCGGGGCTGTGCGAGATCGGTCACGCGACCGCTCCCTTCGCGAGAGCGGCCACGAGTTGGCGACCGACGTGCTCGGTGTACGCCGGGGGGATGGCCTGATCGAGCTCGTCGCGGGTCATCCAGTCGATGCCCATGACTTCGCGACTCGCCTTCGCGACGCCCAGCCCGCTGATACCGACGCGGGATCCGCCAGCTCCGCCGCCGTACACCGGGACGGTGGCTTTGCCATGGCAGTTGCAGCCACCGGCGCCCATCAGGAACACGTTGGACTCGAACAGCCGGTGCCGGCGAAGCCATACGCGACCGTGCGCCTCGGTGGTGGTGGTCAGGCCGAACTCGCTGCCGCAGAGCGTGAGCGGGTTACGCATGGCCGCGCCGGGCACGTTCTCGACGGCATACGGCTTGCCGATGGCTTCGAACCGGTCGCGTGTGGCGGCGAGCATCCATCCGGTGCCGTCCGTGCCGGCCACGCTGGCTAGGGCAGTGTGGTCACGGCACGGCGGGCTGCCGGCGAGCACATCAAACCGCGCGATGAACGGCTCGTCGGCGAGCACGTCGAAGGCGTCGGCCTCAATGAACTCGAACGGGTACCGGGGCTGTGGCCGGCAGTCGACGCCAACAATGTCGAAGCCGGCGCGGTGGTAGCCCGCCGAGCAGCCACCCGCTCCACAAAAAAGATCAAGAAGCTTGGGTCGGTGCCCGACCGGTCCCGCCCCGCTACCTACGGGACCGGCCGGGCTGGCGGCGGGCTGATGGTCAAGCCCTACCGCCGGTGCGGCACCCTGCCCGAATTCAGGGGCCGCGGCAGCCACCGGGGGGCGAATGGTGGCTGCATGCGCCGAACCCCTCGGGGGCGTGGGGTCTACGGCGCTGGGAAGGAAGTCAGTCACCGCGTCCACCTCAGAACGAGGAACGGCAGCGGGCACACGTATACGGCGTCAGGTGCGACGAACACCCCGATCCAGGCGTCGCGAGCTTCGACGAGCAGGGTGAAGCGTCCGCAGCGCCACAGGGCGATCTTGGTTGTAGCCATCACTCGCCACCCCCATCTGCGGGCTGGCCGGCGCCGTCGAAGGCGTGATAGAGCGCCGAGGCGGCCACCTTCAGCCTGATGCGGGACTCGTCGCAGACATCTCCGCTGGCCTGCCTGCGAAGCGAATCTGCTACCCGCCGGCCGCGCTCGACGGCGACCTCGGCATTGTCAGCGCGGTTCTTCTCCGCCTCCCACCTCAACGCGATCTGCGGGATCGTCTGGACGCGGAGTTGTTCCACGTAGAGCAGCAGGCCATTGGCGTCCGACAGTGCCGCCATGAGGACCGTGTCGCTGTCGCGGTCGGCTTGCACGGGGATGCTGGTGCGCCAGTTGCGGCCGTACTCGCGGGCCAGCCTTTTGACCTCGTCGCGCGCCTTCTTGATGCGGACGCCGAGCTCGTTCAGCTCGGCGTCGGTGGTTTCGATCGACGGGTCTGCGCGCTGCCCGGTGTGCTTGGTCTCTTCCGCGTAGTCCTCGAAGTTCGCCTCGGTCTTGGCGATCTCGCCGCGTAGGTCGTCGCGTTCGGCGGTCAGCTCGATGACCTGCTCGCGCAGCCGACGCACCTCGGCGCGCTCTTCTTTCAAGCGCTTGACGATCAGCGCAATATCAGCGATCAGTCCGTAGTCGCCGTCCTGTTCGACGGTTACCTCGTCGCCGACGACCTCGTTGAGCAACTCCTCGATTTGGATCTGCTCCTCGTGCGTGAGTCTCATGGCAGGTTCCCGTCTTCGTCGGTGATCTCGGGGCGGCTGTCACCCTGGGAGCGCGACCTGATCAGCGCGTACATCACCAGCGCCACCAGAGCGGCGAGCAGGACCGCGGCGGCGAAGCAGGACATGCACTGAAGGAAGATCGTCACGGCTGCCTCCTCGCCGTGTCGCTGTCGTCCGCATGCGGCCAGCCGAGGAAACGCCAGCAGATCCCTACGGCGGCCAGGGAGATGAGCCCGCCGCCGATCAGGTCCCACACGCTCGGGTCAGGCAGGTGGTGGATCATGGCCGCTCACCGCCGTCCTGCTGCTGCTGGTAGACCTCGACGGCGAGTTGGACGACAAGCTGGTGCCAGGCATCGGCGTAGCCGGGCCAGTCCCGGACCCGCTCAGGGTGGCCAGGCATGCCCGACAAGCGGCGTAGGTGCGCTGGCAGAGGACGGCGGGGCAGCGGGTCGCTCGCCCATGTCTTGGCCCGGCGGCGGTTGTGCCGCAGCAGCTTGTACGCGGTCCAGACCGCGGCGGTGCCGGCGGCGATGATCGCCAAGCCGTAGCCCCACGTCACGTCCGCTCCTCGTCCAGGGCGCGATCGAGCGCGTCGAAGGCGTCCCACACGTCGGCGGCACTGGCCTCCACCACGGCGACGATGCGAGCCCACTTGCGGCGCTCGGCGGCGCGGCGCTGGAGCACCCGTACGGCGGCGAGGCCAGCGAGCACGACGGCGGGCAGGGCGACAGCGATGGCGATCATGCCGTCACCGCCTTCACGCGCCGGCCGGGGTGCTGGGCACGCAGCCGCACCCGCACCGGGTAGCTGGCCCGCGCCAGCGCCACCAGCACCAGCACCCGCAGCAGCGTCAGGCGCGTGACCTTGCGCGGTCGCGGTCCACGCCTACTCATCCGGGCCGTCCTCGGTGTCGTCGCGAAAGGGCGCACCACCGTCCTTGGCGGCTGCTTCGGCGAGTGCCTCGGGTGACAGCGCCGATTGCATCTGGTTGGCGATCGACGACGCCGTACGCGGCTGAGCCAAACCCAACGGCAACTCGGCGGTGACGGTCGGGATCGCCTCGGTCGGTCGCGGCTCGGCATCGCGCGCGGGCAGCTCCACTCCGGCGGCGCGGCGAGATGCGTCCAGGAACGGCGGGATGTTCGCGGCGTTCAACTCCGCGTTGCGGAGATGGTCTTGTGCCTCCAGTCCGTCTCGCGCGACGACGGCGAGTTGCTCGCGGAGAATCCGCTCCTGGTTGGCCAACTCGGCTACCTGCTGCCGCAGTCGCGGGAGGTCGTCGTTTGCCTCAATGGCCCTGTCCCGCAGCCAAGTCAAGGTGTCGGTACCCAGCGGCGGTGCGGTGGGTTCGGTAGTCACTGCTTTCCCCTCTCAGTAGTGATCGCGGGGAGTCGGGTTGTCGGTTCGTGGGCGGCGGCGAAACTGCTGGCCTTGGCCTTGCGAAGCTCGTATCCGAGGTGGCCGACCTCTTCCAACAGGGCGTTGCGGTCGGCGAGCAGGCGGACGGTGGCGACCCCGTAGATGAGCCCAGCCGCGAGCAGGCCGGTGGCGGCACCGAGGACGTACACGGCCAACCCGCTCATGGCCGCTGCGGCGCCGACGATGGCGCCGACGGCGAGCAGGGTCACCGCGGCGAGCGCCTCGGGGCGGTCGAGCGCCTGGTTCACGGGCTTGGGGATGCGGACCCTCACCGGTCGCCTCCTTCGTGGATGCGTCGGGCTTCACGCCACAGCGCTTTCAAGATCTCTTTGGAGACGGCGCGCATCGCCCGGGCATGCTTGTGGCCGTCGCTGAGCGGGGAGGCGGCGGGGGCCGGTTTGCCGGACGGGCCGCAGCGTGCACACGGCATGGCGTGGACTGCGTCGGCGTACTTCTCCCGGGTGGCGTCGTACACAGCGCGGAATGGGGACTGGCGATGCTTGATGCACGACTCAGCGATCAGGAACGTCCTGGTCTTCGCGGTCGTGGACCAGTTCGTGCGGGTGCCACGCCGGCGCTTTGGGGCCACTCCGACGCGTTGTCGAGGGAAATCGCTCAGGTTATGGTCGGAGTGGCCCGCCTGCTCCCCGCCGACGCCAGCCTTTTGGGCATCGGCCTCACCATGGTCGGCAGAGAAGTCGGTCCCGCTGGCGGATCGACTCTGGGTGTCGTCGATGGCGTAGCCAGCGGGAAGTACGTGATAGCCGCAGTACGCCCACAACTCCGAGACGCGGCGCGGTCGGGCGGGCTCGACGACGCCATCGCGGACGAGTTCAGGGCGAATGTACGGGTCACCGATGACGGCAAGGAGTCGGGCGGCCTGCTTCTCCCCCACGCCGGCCGTGGCCTTGATCCACGGGCCGAGCGGATGCTTACGCATCAGCCGCTGAAGGTTCAACACGGCCTGGTGTTCGGCCTGGCCAAGCATGTCCACGAGGGCGGACAGGCGGGCCACGTCCGGGTGGTCCTCGGTCAGGCCGAACCCGCGCTCTTCGCCGTCCTTGTCGGTCTCGGTGCGAGTGAGTTGCCGAAGGCGGTTCTCGTTGGCGATGCGGACCTTTTCGAGGTCGTCCACGACGTCAGCGGCGAGGGCGAGGAATGGATCCGCCAGCGACACCAGTTGTTTGGGCGGCGGAAAGGCGTTGGTCGCTGGCGGACCCTGCTCCTTCCCCCCGGACGGCGGTTGCGCGATGGTTCTCGCCAGCTCGGTGGCCGCCCGGGGGGTGTCATCAGCCGACGGCGCGCCTGCCATGGGCGGCGATATTCCGATGGCCGTCGGCTGGCCTGAGTCCCCGGCGACGCTGCATGCTTGGGCGTCGATGTCACTTTGGTCGCCGGGGAAGTCGGTGGCCGGGACGGCCATTATTTGGGCCGCGCTTGCCTTTTGGTCCCGGCCATGCTGTGACCCCGCAGGCGGGATCTCGTTGGTTGTCGTTCCCAGGCTGGCCTGCGGGGTTGTCTGTGGGGTGCTCATGCCGCCGCACCTCCAGCGAGGTACGCGGCCAGCACCACGTCAGGGAGGTCACGGACCCGGGCGGCCTTGTGGCGGCCCATCTCCTCGCGCAGGCCACGGATCCCGGTCGCCTTCGCCACATTCTCGGCGGCCTTCTTCTCCAGATCCTCAGCGATGAAGATGAGGTCGGCGGCGTCGCAGTCGCCGAGCCACTTCTGCCCGGTCGCCGTGCCGAACGGGGCGTCGAGGTACCGTCGCCACGCCTGCCGAATCCCGATGACCTTCGGCGACTGACCCGGGCGCCGGGCCGGGGCCGCCGACTCGGCGAGCTGGACGGGCGCAGCCAGGACGGAGATCGTCGGGCGGATCGTCGTCGCGTAGTGCCGCACGTACTCGGTCAACGCCGTTATCAACGCGGCTTCGAGGTGCTCGGGCGGGATCCGGCGGGCGGCCTCCTTGGCGATCAGCGGATAGTCCGGCGACGGGGAGGATGCGACGACATCGCGGACGAGGTGACGAAGGTTGAACCCGGCGGACGTGCCATGTTTGGGCGTCGGCTGCGATGTGGCCCGCCGGGTGGTCTTGGTGGTCTTGCTCATGAGGCATCGCTCCCGGAGTGGGTGTGGTCGGCGGGGCGGTCAATGGCACGCCGGGTGGCGGCCTCAATGTGGTCAGACAGGCGCTGCTCAACCGCCGACAACTCGTCGACCGGCCGGAGGCAGACGGCGCAGACTTCGCCGTCGAACAAGCGGGCGGCCGGGCGGTCCTGGCCGCAGTGGGCGCAGCGCAGGACGCGGAAGCCGAGCCCGGCCAGACCGTCACGGGATACGAAACTCAGCGGCAGCATCACGCGGCATCGCCCCCGACATGCTCAAAGCCGCCGTTGTCGTCGAGGTACACCAGTCCGTACAGCGCGTGCCGGACCGGCACGTCCCGCGGGTTGTCGGTGCTGTTGAGCGACACGACGTACCCGGCGTCGCGGGCCTCCCCAGGCCGGTTGGTGATCCAGCCGTGGCATCCGGTCGTGCCGGACCCGCACACGGTCAGCAGGTTCGACGGCCGGTTGATCGCGGGGTCGCTGCTGCCCCCGCTGCCGCGGTTACGGCGGTGATGCAGGGTCGAACCGGACGCGCCGAGGTGACGGCCGCAGACGACGCAGCACCAGATGTCCCGTGCGCCCACCTGCTCGCGCGTGGCCTCATCGGGCCCGGTGTCGCGCCAGCGGCGACGCATCGGCGTACGGCGCAGCGGCTGACGCTTCAGGCTCTTGCGGCGGCGTATCATGAGCGCACCGCCTCGTACATCGCGCGCACCGACGCACCCTGCGAGCGCAGCGCGTCCAGCTTCCGCTCCAACGCCTTCGCCGTACGCTGCGCGTGCCGGAACGCGATCTCGGCGTTCTCTGCCGCCTCCCGCTCGTCCATCGTGTTTAGGTCCGCGGTGTACTTGCGCTCCGGGATGGGCCCGTCCGCGTCCTTGTAGGCGTGCGCGTACGCGCGGTCGTATTCGCGCCGCAGGCGGGCGGCGTCGCGTTCGGCGTCGGTGACGATGCGGACGCCGCGGGCGATCTGATCTGTGACGTCGGAGATCTGCTGCTCGATGTCCACCGGGTTCAAGACGGGCTCGGTCACGACTGGCCTCCTTCCTGCTCGGCGACCTGCGCCACCAGATCGCTCAGGCGTTGAGCCGGGTCATCGGACTGGCACACCAGCAGCAGCGCGGCGATCAACTGCTCGGCTTCGTCCTTGGACAGGTCGTAGGCGTTCTTCAGCTCGCGACCCGCGATTTGCGAGGCTGCTCGGAGCCGGTCGGCCTCGTCGCTCCACTGCGCCTGGTCGAAAAGGTCACCGATCCGCTTGAGTTGGGGCCGGTTGACCATGCCGTTGCCGTCGGCCCACGGGTCCTCTTCGACCGGGCCCCGGTGCCGCTCGGCCTTCTTCGGGTTCTCCTGGGTCTCCTTGGCAAGCCGTCCGTGGTCGGCCGACTGCTGGCGGGTCATCCGCCCCTCGGCCTCGAACTGCTCGTCCGGCACGCCTCGTCGCGGCTTGGAGCCGTCCTTGTTGCGACCGTCCTCGCGTTCGGCCTGCCGGTTCCGTACCTCCTGCTGCGAGGCGATTCCCGCACGGGAGTCCGCAGCCCCTACGGCGATGATCGCCCGGCCCCACGCGGAGGTTTCGGCGTTCATCAGCTCCGACCCGCGGGTGTACGGGGTGCGGCCGGGAAAGATCTCGTACGCGAGCCCGATGCCGGGCCGCTCGTCGAGCGGCGTGCGGTAGGCGGCGGCGGCGTACACGATGAACGTCTGTGCGATCTCGTTGCCGTTCTTATCGAAGCCCTTGATCGTTTCGATGCGGTAGGGCTGTGCGATGTCGGCAGGTTGCAGCGACCCTTCGGGATACTGCTGGCGGAAAATGGCGATTCGCTCGGCCACGTCCACGTAGTCGTCGAGGCTTTTGCCGTCGAAGGCCATCAGGCACCGCCTTTCGCGGCAGTCAGCCCGTACGCGGTCCACCCGTCGCGCACCACGGCGGGCAGCCCGTGCGCCGGGTGGATGTCGCCGGCCGGCACGTCGCATGCGACCGCGATGGCGGTGCGTAGATCAGCGATGGAGGTGCGCATGTCGGCCTGGCGGACCGGGTCGGGGTGGATGATGGCCCGGATGTACAGGTCCCTGAGGGCGGGCTGTACGCTCCGCACCCGGGTTTCGTAGTCGGCCTCACGCCAGGTCAGGGCCATCACAGCCTCCCCGCCAGCAGCGCGTACGCTGCGTCATCGGCCCGGCCGGCCGCGATGTCGAACGCGTCCTCGCTGTACCGCGGGCCGACTAGTTCGGGTTCGACCTCGGACCAGTGCACGACGCCGGCCTCAACCCCGTCGCGGACCCGTACGGCGTCCTCGTAGTCCTCCAGAAGCGCCTGCCCCTCTTCGGGGGTGCGCAGCAGCGCGTACGCGCGGTCGCCGATCTCGAACCGCGTCAGTGACTCCCGGCCGGTGTCCGGGGCGGCGGTCTTCATCGCCTGGAATGCGGCAGTGGTGACGACGGCGACCCGGACACGGAAGTCCGCGATGTAGGCGTCGACGGCGGCGCTCATGGCTGTCTCGCCTGCCGTGCAGCCTCACGCAGTGAGGTGACGACCTTGTTTTTGGTCGTGGCCCAGTCGTCGTTCCACAGCGCGACACTCGTGGAGTCCAGGTACTCGGCCAGAATGCTTCGCGCCAGAACGGTGGGGTCCTCTCGTCCCCCGTGCGGGCCGAAGCGGTACGGGTCGATGCCGGCTGCCAGGTAGACAGCCCCGCTCGCGCACGCTGGTGATTCCCACGGCAGCCGGTCAGGCTCCCGGACGTACCAGCAGTCTTGAGCCCAGCCGTAGCGCTCGATGTGCTGTGCGGCCCGGTCGAGTAGGTCCGCTGCTTGGGTGCGCAGGTCGGCGGTCATCGTCATGTCCAGGCCTCCTCAGATGTGGCAATCCACGACGACGAGCCACGTGGACTCAGGGACGGAATCGAGGTAGGCGTTAGCGACCTCCCAGTAACCGATCAGGTCGCTCTCGCTCTCCGAACTCATGCCGAACCAGCCCATGCGGCCGGGGGCCATCCACTTGCCGTCGAGCGTCAGCAGGGCGTAGCCGGGAACGGCGCCCGCCCGCTGCTTATCGACGTAGACCCGCTCCGGTTGCTGAAGATCCTCGATCGCGTCAGAGCCGAAGTAGTTGAACTCGCTGCCCTTTATTCGCTCTACGCGCGGCTGCGAGCGGTACTCCTTGCGCGCCCGGTCGATCCCGTATCCCGACTCGGGGCTGATGTTGTCGGCGAAGACGCGGAACGGCAGAGCTTCGGGCGTGCCCTCAACGAGATCATGGAACTTGGCGTAGTCGCGCCGCGCGTCGTCCGCCTTGTCTTCGCGCATACGGTCGAGGTCGAGCGCGGACTTCGGCCCGCCGTTGCAGGTATCCGGAGCGATGACCTCAGGTGAGTCCCAACCTCGCTCAGGCTTGATCACGTGATCGCGGCAGCCGTCCCGGTATCGGAAGTAGCCGCCCCACCGGCCGCCGATGCGCCAGTAGTCCCATTTGGAGTCGGGGTTGTAGGTCGACATCGTGTACGCGCGATCGGTCGCCTCGTCGTAGAGCAGCTCCGAGTCCTCATCGCCGTACTTCTCGTTGTAGGTACGGACGATGTCGCGCCAGGTAATCGGCACCGGCAGCGACCGGAACAAGGCGGCGTCATCGGCGATCTTCTTGCGCTGGACCTCGGGCGGCTCCTTCGATGAGGCCGAGGAGTAGCCGATCTCGTCCGGCTTGTACGGCTTGATGCCGGTGCCGTTGCGGTCGTCCTCATCGGCACGCTGGAGCAAGGAGTACAGCCAGAATTCCGCCGGCCCACCGTCCTCGTAACTGCGGTAGGGCTCGACCTCTTTGTTCTCGTCGTATGGCGCCAGGAGGTCATCAAGGCAGGCCGGGTCGTCCAGGCAGACAACAACGCTGTAGTGGCTCATCGCGAACCACCCCGCCGCACCTGACGCAGGTACTTGATCACCTGAACCCAGCAGCGACCAGGCAGAAGAGCGTCCCGCGTGCAGGCCGGGGATGTTGTGTGGCTCGTCGAGCGTGATCGTTCCGCGTCACCAAGCCGGGCCTGTACGGTGCCGACCGGCCACTGTGCGGCGAGCGCCTCAATGGCCTGTTCCAGCTTTGGCTCGTCGTGGACGGCGCGGCCCTTCGGCAGTGCGGTGGTCATGACGACTCACCCGCCCCAGCGATGATCTCGGCGACGATGGACCGGAGATCATCGAGGGTGTTGCTGCCGGCACAAAGAAGGATGCGCTGGTCTACGGTGAGCCCGAGAATTCGCTGCGCACGCCACTTGACGTGGATTCCTCCATCGAAGACATACGCGATCTCGTCATCCGGTTCGATCACCAGATACTCGACGTCTCCGGTTTCCGGGTCGGCGTTCTCCCACTGGCCGCCCGCGAGAATGGCGGCCCAACCGGCGAAACACATGCCCGTCTCGCAGCGGTACTCGCCCTGGTTCCACTCGTGCGGGTTGGCCTCTATGTGCGCGAGTGTCTGCTTCAGCAATGCCACGTTCGGAGTCGGCATCACGCACCTGCCTCGGTCGCAGGGACGCGGGCGCCGTCGCGGTCAACCTCGTGCAGTACCTCACACGCTCTGGACTTGACCTTGTCGCCGAGCGTGACCGTCTCCGACAGCAGCACCCGGCACGCCAGGAACCGCGAGGCGGACCGGTTGTACTTGCGCGCGTGCCGGGGTGTCGGACCGAAGTGCAGGCCGCCGCCGCACTCGGCGACGCCGTCCCAGTCGGTGGCTTCGACGGTTGCACCGACGTCGTAGCGGGTGCCGTCGTAGTGCGCGCATAGGTCGCCATCGACGGCCTTGAAGACGACCGCGGTGCCGTCTTCGCGAGTGACGCCGTAGTAGTCGCACCACTCGCCGGGGTCGGAGTCGGTGAGCTTGGGAACCTCGATGACGACGCCGCCGGTAAGGGTGACCGTGTCGTCATGGCGGAACAACGCGGTGTACGGGGTGCCGGTGATGGTGGCGTTGGCATGGCCGTGCACGCTGGCCGAGTCGTACGCCTCCACGCTGGCCGAGCCGTACGCCTCCACGCTGGCCGAGCCGTACGCCCGCACGCTGGCCGAGCCGTACGCCCGCACGCTGGCCGAGCCGTACGCCTCCACGCTGGCCGAGCCGTACGCCCGCACGCTGGCCGAGCCGGACGCCTCCACGCTGGCCGAGTCGTACGCCCGCACGCTGGCCGAGTCGTACGCCTCCACGCTGGCCGAGCCGTACGCCCGCACGCTGGCCGAGTCGTACGCCTCCACGCTGGCCGAGCCGGACGCCCGCACGCTGGCCGAGCCGTACGCCTCCACGCTGGCCGAGTCGGACGAATCAAGGACCACGTGGCCGTCCACGATGTGCAGGCAGCAGTCGCCACCGGTCTTCGCGGCGTCGTAGTCGGCTTGTGACTTGATCTCGCGGCATGCCATCACGCACACTCCTTGCTCGCAGGGGCAGGGACGCGGGTCCACGCCGGCACCCGGTGGGACCACAGCGACACCTCACCGGCCCCGGCCCACGCCTCCATCTGCTGGAGAGCGACCGCCCTGCTGCGCGTGGCCGGAAGCACCTCGGTGGCCTCGCCGGGGCGGTCGATGTGCACCGACCACTCGTCGTAGGCCTCGCCGCGTTCCTCGTGCGCGCGGCGGATGCGGGTCACGTGCAGGTGCCCGCGCTGCGGGTAGTGGCTGACCGCGCCCGGCTTGTCGATCGGAGCGGTGGCCAGTAGTCGGTAGCCGAGGCTCATGCGGTCGTTGCGGACGATGCGGACCTCGGGGTATTCCATGGCGTCGAGCCCGGCGGTTTGGATCACGTCTCCCACCTCCAGCTCTGCCACAGTCGGGGTGTCGGGGGGTCTGTCGTTGGTGCTCATCGGGTTGCCTCCGGTTAGGGTTGAGACCAGCCGGATTGCCTCCGGCCCCCGCCCGGGGTGCAGTCCCGGGCGGGTTTTTCAGTTGTCGTCGGTCCGCCACCAGGGCGTCAGCTTCTTGCCGCCCTTTCCGCGGTTCAGAACGTCGATCGCCGCTGCCGCATAGCAGTGCGCGCGAGGGTTACCGGTCTTCAGCCGAATGTTCTCGGCCGCATCCCGCAGGCCAATAGCGCCGCGATGGATCTTGGTCAGTTTTATAACCGCAGTTACCTCGTCAACCTCGCCGTTGTAGCGGTGGCAGACGAGCCCTATCCCCTCGATGATCGGAGCTTCAAGCCCCGCATCGCCGAACGCGGGAAAGACGATCCGCAGAGTCTTGGAGAGCACCGCAGGCCCCCGGCGGTACACCTTTCGAAGGGTGCTAACTGCGCTGATCGACCCGCCCTGCGCCCGCGATATCCGCAGCCCTGCGGCGCGTACGATCCGGTCAATGTCGGTTTCCTCTGGACGGCCCGACTTGACCGCGATGCGGAACTTCTCGAAGGCTGCCACCGAGAGAGTGTCGTTCTGCTTGAGGAAGATCTCCGCTTCCTCTTCCTCGGTAAGGCCGTCATAGGTGGAGCACTGGATTTGCTGGTCTTCCCAGTTCCCGTCGCCCAGCCACTTCTTGTACGCCTCGATCCGGTGCTGACCGTCGATGACGTAGTACCAGTCGCTGCGAAGGCTGACGGTCGGGTAGCCGAGCTGCTCGATGTCCATCTCGGACGCGAGCTTGTCGACACGCGCGGGCTTGAGTTCACGCTGCGCCAGCGGATTGATCCGCATCTTGTTCAGCGGCACCCAGCGCAGACGCGCTACCCGCTCGATGCGCTTGCCGGTAGGCTTGTTGGTCACTGGACCATCTCCTTCAGTTGTTTGTTCAGTCGGTTGAGGATCCGGATTGCTTCGCTGAGGGAGGCGGTCCAGTTCGGTATCTCGTAGGTGTCGAGCGCGTCGAAGTCGACGAGGCTCAACGCGAGTTCAAGACCTTCGAACCCGGCGACGGTCTCCCGAATGATGCGGTTAGAGTCGATCTTTCTGTGGGTCTTCCTGAGCGCTTCGTCGGCCGAGATCGAAGTACGCTCTTCCCTTGCGATACGGCGCACCGTCTCCGGACGCATGCCGATCCGATCGCCGATCTGCTCCGATGAATAGCCGCGCCGGGCCAGTTCCTGAATCAAGTCGCGGCGCCGTGCCGCCGCCTTCTGGCTACTGTCGCCCTTAGGGGGGATCCACTCGCCGGCTTCCGTGCTCTCCTGCGAGGGTTCCGCCTTGGGCGGTTTCGGCTGCTTACGCTCCTCGACGCCGCGTTGATTGCGCAGACGCTTGCGCATCCGTTCCACGACCGGTTTGACGTGACCGGTGCGGTCCATCTCTTTCAGTGCGTCGCGGGCAATTTCGCGCTCGGCATCTGGGGCTTCTGTGTCGCTCGCGAGGCGGTAGGCGGAACGCAGGTCGGAATACGTGGAACCGGCCATCCCTAGCGCTTGGCCAACCAGCGCCCGGGTCTTATTGCCGGAATAGCTTGTGCCCTTCGGGTCACTAGCTATTCCACGGCCGTGTTCGCGACCTGCCTGCCGTTGACGTTCCTTCGCGTTTTGGGCCTCGAACGCGTGCAGCGCCTCACCCAGGGCGGCGAGTTCTGACGGGACCATGGCCTTGCGGCACACGTTCTCGTCGCGCTCGGCCTTCAACAGCTCAACCGCATCAGTGAGGTTCTCGGCATACGCAACCGGGATGGCCTCCCATCCCAATGAGCGGCACGCCGCCAGCCGGCGCTGACCGGCAACCAGGCGGCCATCCCGGGTCACGACGACTGGCTGAAGCAGGCTCAGCTCACGAATCGACTCGACGAGCGCATTCAGATCGCCGAAGTCGGTGCGGTGGCGATCGATCACCCGGATCTCGTCGATGCGCATGCCCGGGGTGGTGGTGTTCATCAGCTCCTCGCAACCCGGCCGCAGCACGAACAGCCCGCGACGCTGCCGAGACAGTGGCTGCCGGCCTGGCAGAGGTGGCACACGGCCCACGCGTACGTAGCCATCAGCTCGCCGCCTTCCGGTCGGTCGCGGCGGGGATCAGGTAAGGGCGTAGGAGATCGGCGAAGATCCGGGCCTCAGCGGGAGACAGTGGCCGGTCGAGTCGGCGGCCGTCTTCGCGGCCGGCTTCGAAGCACTCTTCGAAGGTGCGGCAGATCCGGCGAGCGGGCTTGTCCTGCTTGGTGGCCATCAGATCGCCCCGCAGTTGTAGCAACTAGTGGCCGGGTCGTAATTGACTCGGCCGCACCTATCGCAGACCCAGGTACCGGCGGCTGACAGCCATCGACGGAAGGTCATGCCGTCCTCGCCTCAGGGGAGCGCTTGCGTTCCAGGACGACCACGGGGCAGTTCAGTTCTTCAGCGAGCTTGAGCAGCGTCGCCGAGGTGGCATTGCGCCAACCGGACTCGATCTCGCCCATTAGCTGCTCTGAGATGCCGAGTCGCTCCGCCAACTCCCGCTTGGTCAGCCCGGCCTTCTCGCGTGCGTATGTGACCGCCACAGGCTCGTGGTTGAGAATCTTGGGGCGTTTTCGCTGGCTCGACACAGGTCAAAGGTAGTGCGTAGGCGTGCGTAGGTCAATGGCTACGCACTACCTACGTAGTAAGACAGGCCTTACCTGCATCTCCGCGCTGTTCGGTAGACCAACGTGCGTAGTTATGCGAAGGTAGAGATCGTGAATGGCCGACCAGAGGCACCCCCAGAGGGGCGGTTGATCACCGCCGCGCGCAAGCAAGCTGGGCTCTCCGTACGCGAAGCTGCGCGCCGTGCGGGCATCAGCGATGGCTGGTGGCGACAGATTGTTCTGGGCTATCAATCGCTCAGCGGCGGAGGATACGGACCAGTCCGCGGCCCGGCCGACACGCTCGCACGGATGGCCCAAGTTGTCGGCGTAACCCCCGAGCAACTCATCGATGCCGGCCGCCAGGATGCGGCGGCCGAGCTTCGCGACCTTGAGTCGGCCGAGCGAGCTCATGTCGAACTCCCCGACGCGTTGGCCCGCGATGAGCGGTTCATGAAGGCGTTCCGCCGCCTGTCCTACGAGCAGCAGCAGGCGCACCTGAAAAAGATCCTCGAGATTGTCGAGCGGAGTGAGCGCAGGAAGGAGGAAGACGTCAGGTCCTACGCGAACGGTGTGATCATCGACCCCGCAACGTAACAAGCGTCCCGCCCCCTCCCGGGACCTCAACTGGTGGCACAGCACAACCCCCGCCCGGCCAGCGGGGCAACAAACGGTGACGTACGACCCCCAGGGGAGGACTCGGGGATGCAACGACCGACGTGGAAATGTGGTGTGATCGCGTGCTGGACTCTCGGGCTGGCTGGGCTTTTAGCGCTCCCGGACTGGCCCTGGTTCGACCGCTCCTCGCCGCCAGCCAGGATGGCTGTAGCCGCCCTGTACGGGTTCGCCGTCATCGCCGTCTGCCGCACCCTCACCAGGCCCGGTGACCTGAACTACGACGTCATGTACTTCGGTCTGCGCGCCATGGCACGCGAGCATGCCGGGAGCAACCACGGGGCGATGAACATCGGCCAATGGGTCGGACGCCTCTTCGTCGGTGCGTTCACGGCGGCCATCATCGCGGCCTGGTTCATCGGGCACGGAGCCCCGATATCCACCAGCTACCCGTCCCCGCCGATCGCCGCCCCGGCCAAAAACCCGTGGAACGATCCACCCCAGCGGGATCTGCGGGCCCTCGTCGGGCACCAGTTGCCGAGGGTGGCGCCGGGACGACAAGCGCAGTCGCCACGCCGGGCCGGCCCGGACCGACGTGAACGCGCGGAGAACCCCGCAATGTCCCCGTCGTCGTCGGCTTCCAACACCACCCCGTCGAACTCGGATCCGGAGCCGGCGACCGGCAGCGGACGGACCGGCGGGCAGACCAGCACCGACGGGACATCCGGCGCCAGACCGGCCTGCACGCCGCGGATCATCAAGCTCGGGAAGATGTGCCTGTGAAGGCCTAGCCGACCGGCCGGCGGGTCAGTACGACCGAGTCCGGGTCGAACCCGGGACCGCGCCGGCCGGTCGGCTCGATCTCGATCAGCGCGTAGCCAGCCACGATCAGAGCCCGCTGCATCTCCAGCGGCAGATCGAGCCACCTCTCCAAGGTCAGACCCGCGTACTCGATCAGCAGACGTTGCTGCTCAGTCACCCTGACCCGCTCGCGCAACTCGCCGATGCGCCGGTCGAACGAGGCCAACGACTTGATCAGCAGGTCCGGGGTGAGGTTCGGATGATCCGCGAGGTTTTCCAGCTGCCGTTTCGTCTGGGCCTTGCGCACCTCCAGCGCCTGGATCTGCCCGGCCAACTCCGGGTCACGACCCTCGCCGAGGCCCGCCAGGAACTCTCGATCGTTCAACAGCTCGACCAGCCGGCCCGTCACGTAGCCGTCCACGTGCTCGGCCTTGCGGTGCACCTTCCGCGAGCAGTCGGGGTTCACGCACCCGTACCCGAGCAGCGTCTTCCCCCGCCGGTTGTGCCGGATCGCGACCGGCGCCTGACACGACCCGCACACCGCGATCCCCGACAGCAGATACCTGCGCACGTTCGTCGCGTAGCCGAAATCGCCGGCCTTCTGGCTCAACACCGCGACCAGGCTGCGCCACATCTCCACCGCCGCGTCCCGATCGGCGGCCAGCACCGGCTCCCACGCCGCCTGCTGCTCGCCGTCCGGCATCAGCCCGGCCAGCCGTGGGCGCATGAGCATCTTCTTCAGCGTCGTATGCGTCCATGGACCGCCCGCCGTGGTGGTGAGGCCGCGTGCGTTCCAGTCCCCCACGATCGCGCCGACCGGCTCGGTGTTGAGCACCCGGCGCGCAGCCTCCCGGATCAGCTCGACCTCATCCGGTACATGGGTGGCGCAGTCCTTCTCGAACCCGAACGGGCGCCCGCCGCGCCCGCCCGCGCGTACGTACCCGCGTTCACCGCGGCGCCGATGACCTTCCTTCATCCGCCGCGACAGGTGATCAATCTCGTTCTTCGCCCGCGCGGCGATCCAGGTAAGCATCATCTGGTGGTCGGGATCGTCGAGGTTGTACTCGCCGGTGGGCGAGGCAAGGCGCATGCCCTGCCCGGCGGCCATGTCCATCAGGTCGAGCATGTCGCGCGGCTGGCGGACGATCCGGTCGCCGTGGTAGATGATGATGGCGTCGAGTTCGCCCCGCTCTACCGCGGCGACCATCGCGTCCCAGCCCGGCCGCTTACGGTCCCGCTGCCACGCCGAGCGCGAATTGTCCTTGTAGACATGCTCCGACGCGATCGTCCAACCCCGCGCCTTGGCCAGGCGGTGGTTGATTCGGTCCTGATCATCGACGTTGGTGGTGTCGCCCATGCGGGCGAGCGACAGCCGGCAGTATGAGGCGGCGCGCACGGGGCGAGATTCCATGTAACAAGTGTACGCATTCCACTTGACATGGAGCCCTTCAAGTCCGCAATATGCGGACATGACGATGGACTACGGGGCGTCCGGCTGGCAGCCTAACCGCACACCGGACAGCAACAAGACTCACAACCACATCCCGGCGCCCGGCTGGCTGGCCCGGTTCCTCGCCGAGCTTCGCGCACACCCACTCCGGCTGGGCCTGATCTTCCTACTCGCCGCCGTCGCCTACGACGTCAGCATCGCCGTCACGCTCGATCATCAGCCCATCCGCATGACCATCGTGCGCAGCGGCCACCCTGCCCGGATCATGGCGCCGGTCCTGCCCGCCCGCGTACGGCCACGACACCGCCAGGCGCCCGCTGTCGCTGAACCGGGCACGACCCAATCCCCGGAGTCGGCCCGCTACGCCTCACCGCGACCGACGCACACCGCCAAACCCGCCGCGAAGCGCTCCCACCGCCCGGCTCCGGCCGACAGCGCGCCTACCCAGTCTGTCGGTACGCCCTCACCGGGTGGTCCGTCGGCTACCGACGGGGGGCTGGAATGAGCACGATCCTTGGACACATCGGCTGGTACGGGATGGTCGTCGGCTCGGTCCTGCTCGCGAAGCTGCTGATGTCGCTCCCGATCCGCCGCCGTCGACCGACTGACCGGGCGGCGGGCACCTGGCGCGGCCGGGTCGCCGCGATCATCACCGTGTACAACGAGGACCCGCACGTCCTGTGGGAATGTCTGGACTCGCTGTACCGCCAGACCCGCCTCCCCGACGTCGTCATGGTCGTCGACGACGGCTCCGACTCGGGCACGGCGGCCGACGTTGCCGAGGGCGCCGGCCGGGAGTTCCGCGCTCGCGGCGTCCGGTACGAAGTGATCCGCTTCTCCGCGAATCGGGGCAAGCGGCATGCGCTGGCCGCCGGCGTGCAGAACGCGTGGAACGCCGACGTGTACATGTGCGTCGACTCCGACACCGTGCTGGCCGAGGACGCCACCGAGCGGGCATTGGTGCCGTTCGCGCGGCCGGAGGTCATGTGCGTGACCGGGCTGGTGCTCGCGCTCAACCGCGCCGTCAACCTGCTGACCAGGTTGATCGACATGCGGTACGTGAACGCGTTCCTCGGTGAGCGGGTGGCCTACTCCCGGCTCGGCAGCGTGCTGTGCGCCTGCGGGTCCCTGGCGCTGTACCGCGGGCAGGTCGTACGCGACAACCTCGGGGACTTCCTGGGTCAGACCTTCCTCGGCGCACCCGCCACCGCGGGGGATGACCGGCGCCTCACCTACTACTGCCTGATGGCCGGCCGCGCCGTCATTCAACCCGCCGCAGTCGCGCGCACGGCGGTCCCGGAACGGCTCACCCACTACCTGCGGCAGCAAGCCAGGTGGACCCGCAGCTTCATCCGCGAAGGCCTGCTGATGACGGCCACGAGCCCGCGGCGGCCAGCGTGGTGGCTCAACTTCGTCGAGCTCGTCACCTGGGTCGCGTTCACAGGCGCTCTGCTCGTCGCTGTCGCCGTCGTGGTCACTCATCCTGCCGGGTGGGCGGTCCTCGCCGGGTACGGCGGATGGGTGTGCGTCGCCGCATGGGTGCGGTCCCTGCACTACCTGCGCGGAGCGGCCAACGTGCCGCTGCTCGACCGGTGGCTCACCTTCGCCGCGGCGCCGACCTACGCGCTGATGAACTTGGCGTTGCTCGTGCCGCTGCGGCTGTACGCGCTGGCGACCATGCGCGACGGGGCTTGGGGCACCCGGGCGACCGTCGAGGTTGCGCTACGACCCGCACTGGCGGGAGCGCTCCGATAGCCGACGATAAGAACAGTCCGGGCCGCGTCGAGTGCATCGTCTGCGGCCCGGACTGCGTACGCCCGATCACCCGTCTCGGGGGACTGGCCGAACCGGTGGCGGGTGTCACCGGACAGCGACAGTATGTAGTGCCAACCCTGGGCCCATTCATGCTCGGGCAAAGAAAACCTAGACTCCAGGTAGGCGGGGCGTGAGCAGGCCAAAACACAAGGTCAAAGAGTTGGAAGCCATCCTCAAGGAGGCCGAGGGCAAGGGATGGCGGGTCACCAAGGGTAGGAATCATTACAAGATCTGGTGCCCGTGTAAGCGCAAGCACCGCAAGACCGTGGCCTGCACACCGTCCGGCTCCCGATATCTGACAAACCTGCTCCACAAACTTGGCCGCGACACCTGCTGGAACGAGGAGATGTCATGAGGTGGGACACCGAGCTCAGAATCGCCGGTCCCGGCGAGCTCGACGACGACTTCTTCGACGCCCTCGCACAAGCTTTGGGCGATCTGGAGAAGCGGGACCCGGAGATCGAAGACGTTGACCTGACCGCGGCCCTAGCCGAGGGGTGGATTCAGGTGACGATGGCAGTCGTCGACCAGAGCGACCTGATGAGGGTTGCGGAGAAGACGATCGCCACCGCTCGCACCGCGCTGCATCAGATCGGCCAGAGCACGCCAGGCTGGGAGAAGCTGACCGAGCTTGTCCGCGAGGAGTGCATGGCACTCAAACCGGCCGACGACAACGAACTCGTCGACGCGTAAGCGCCGGAGAAGCGAAACGCCCCGCCGGCCCGTGAGGGGAACCGGCGGGGCGTCGCGTTTGAGACTATCGGCTACGCTAGATCGTGTTCGCCGTTCTTGATCTCATCCAGCAACCTGGCAAAGGCTGGACGGTCGAAGCGTAGTTGTGGTCCCGTACGGTTCTTCGAGTCGCGCGTCGCGATCTGCTGCGATCGCGTGCGCGCGACCTCGACACAGGCACCACCGTTGGATCCCGTGTATGAGGACAAACGCCAATTCAGGGTTTCCATTCCTCTGCCATCCTCCTAATGAATTCAATGCTTTCTTCCCGGTCTAGTGCGTACCCCCGGAACACATCAAAGGACCGCCGCAGTTTAGCGACATCTTCGATATCCTCAACCTCCTGGCCATTTAGCTGGTTATCCACATAGGCGATAGCGCTTCCGTTGAACTCTGCGATAAGGAAGCCGCTAATGTAATCTGCGCACGCTGGCTTGCTGGCTGGGATGACGTGGATTACCACATTGTCCCGCTCGGCCATATCTGCAAGATGAAGCATCTGCTGATGCATGATCTTCCTCGATCCCACCTTGTGTCGCAAAGCGCTTTCTGCGATCACGAACACGAACATCGGTGGGTCTTCCTTGGTCAGCGCGTTCTGGCGCTCCAGCCTCGCGCTCAGCATCTCCTCAACGTCGGCGTTCTGGTTACCTGCACGTAAGACGACACGCGCATAATCCTCGGTCTGGAGTAGGCCCGAGACCAAGCACGGCTCGAACTCGTATATCGCAGTGGCGCCACCTTCTATTTCTGTCCACCGGCCGAACCACTCGATGGGCCCCACTGGCTTCACGAGTTCTCTTCTCATGCGCGTGAGCATCTCATGAGTGCCGTATAGGTCGTCGAGCAGCAGCATCGTATCCGGCTGCGGCAGCCTTTTTCCGTCTTCCCAATAGCGCACCAGCCGTTCTACTACATGCACCGCTTTGGCCACATCTGTCGTACTCATCCCAGTGCGTTCACGAGCACGACCTAGTTCCTTAGCAAGGAACTTGCGGGGCGTCATGTGTTCATCGCTCATTCGGCGGAACTCTCCGGAACAGAGGCGGTCTAGGTCTTGTTCGGTCCTCGTTCTTGTGCTCCCCGTGGTCAGCGTAACGCCGACCGGCCAACCTGTGGAGTGTCAGTTACACCAGGTGAGGGCGGTGGAACGATGAGCAGCACCCCGCAGGCACAACCGGCCGGTGCCGACACCCAAGCACGTACGCACCTTGAGCAGCTCGCCGCCGCGCTCGGCAGGCACGGCTGGCAGGCCGAGTTAACCGGCGACGACAGCCTGAAGGTCACCAACCCGGCGGCCCCCATCAGCGAGACGGTCAAGTGCCGGCCGCTCGGCCAGATCCCGCACTTCTGGTGGCCGTGGAACGATCCGATCACCCCCGCCGACAAGGTCGACGCCGCCGGCCGCATCATCCGCTACGTCCTGCGTTCGGCGGACGGGCAATGAGAGCCGGGCGATGTACGGCCGCCGTCGAGTTGCCGGCCGACTGGCTGCACTCCCCTCCGATCGCCTTCGACTGGTCGGTCACATTCGACAACCCGGACGGCCACCGCGGGAAGAAAATGCTCGGCCCGATCGGCCGGTGCGGGTGCCTGCCGTGCGCCCGCCGCCACCTCGTTGACGCGTTGTACGCGCTGCACGAGGAGTCCAGCGCCTTCGGACTCATCATGCGAGTCGACATCTTCGGCGACGGGAAGTGCCCGGTCGCGGTCGCGGTGCATGACTGCGGCGGTGTCGTGCAGTGGGTGTCGGGGCCGCCGGCCGCCGAGCAGGGCTGCGCGGCCACGTGAAGACGCCGGGTGCGGCGGTGCCGACCACGGGCGGGGAGGTGGGGCCGGCAGGCCACCGGCCGGAGCTGGCCCCCCGGCGAGTCCGCCGCCGCACCCGGCCACCAACTTTTGAGGAGCGGGACATGAACCTCGACGACAGCTTCGCCGCGCTGGCCGACTGGAACCTCGGGCGACTCCGCGACGCCTACCCTGGCTGGGAGATTGCCGAGGAGACCATGCCGGACAAGACCGTCAGGCTGGTGGCGACCCGTACCGGGCGGGGCGTGCTGTACGCCCGGGATATCGCCGCCCTGCGCTTGCTACTGGAGCGGCAGTGAGCGACCCTGGCGACCGCATCCCGGGCTGGCTGGCCGCGGCCAAGACCCGCAGCGACCCGGCCGAGATCGCCGAAGACCACGGGCGGCTGCTCACGATGGCCGAGCGGCTGCTGGGCCTGATGGAGGAGATGCGGGCCGAGGCCGGCCGGCTCTACGCCGCGGCCGACAGCCAATCACCGAGGACCGCCCGATGGCGCCATTTCCGCACTCTGGGCGGCGCTTCGGATGACGCTGCCGTGAAGGTAGAGAGCGAGATCGCCATCGCCCTGGGGCTGCTCGACCCGGACGCTGAGCTGGAATGATGCATGCAACATCAGCAAATAACACTGGAGGAGATATGGACACCCTGGACGACCTGGATTTGGACCAGCTCGCCACCGACGAAGACGCCGCGCACATCGTCGCCCGGCTCACCCGGGACCGCGAGGAGGCCGAGCCCGTACGGGTGGCGGCGTTCAACTCCTTCATCTGAGGGCCAAGGTGAAGATCAGTTACGACATCGCTGCCGGCGCGATGTACGCCCAGTTCCGCGCTGGCCGAGTGGCCCGTACGGTCGAGGTGGACGGCGAAGCCCTGGTCGATCTCGACGAACACGGCCAGGCCCTCGGGGTCGAGGTCCTCGCGTTTCACCGACCGTGGCCGCTCGATGAGGTCAGGCCGTTCGGGATCAGCGACAAGGACGCGCGAATACTCGGCGCCATGAAGCCGCCGGTCATGACGGTCGGGTGATTCCCAGACAGCAGAAGACCCCCGCCTCCCGAAGGAAGCGGGGGTCTTACCATCAGGCGTAGTGGCGGGAATCGGACTTGAACCGACGACCTCCGGGTTATGAGCCCGGCGAGCTACCAACTGCTCCACCCCGCTTCGCACCGATATCTTACTGCCGGCGACCTGCCAGGCTCGATCTATTTCTTCGGCGCCAACCTCACCCATTTCCCCCAACCGAGCAGGTTGCCGACGAGTCCGCCGGGGCCGGCGATCGATCGCGCCAGCGGGTCGGGTAGCAGCGGACCGCCGGCCCATCCACCCCAACCGAGCAGGTTTTCGGGAGATCGCCGTACACCAGGACAGTGGATGGGCGGAGCCGGTCGAGCATCTCGCGGTAGCCGGCCGCGAACAGATCGCCAGCCGAGCGGGTGCCGACGCTGGAGATTGCCACGACCGAGCCGGTTGCTATGCCGGCGAAGGCGAAGCGGTAGGACTCCGGGGTGGACCAACTGATCGTGGGGATGACCCGCACGCCGTGGCTGGCCCACCAGGCGCCGCACCAGCGGGACCGGTAAACCTGCCACAGCTGCATGGCCATGGGCATGTCGGCCCACAGGCTAAAGTCCGGAGTCAGGCCGGCACCGACGCGCATGACGCGGGACAGGGCACGCTCCGGCTTGGTCCACGCGACTTCGAAGCGGTAGTCGTCGAGGAAGGTGTGCACCGCCACGTCAGTCTCGCCGGCCGCCCGGTCGCACGCTGCCCTGTCGTTGTATGCCACCAACCGAGCAGGAATCCACGTGGACTCCGGCAGTAGCGGGACGCCCCACTCGTCGTCGCCGGGAAACAGTGCGCGGGTGTTGAGCCGGTCCCAGTTGCCGGGCATCTCGGCCCAACGGTGGCTGGAGCGGGTGCCGCCGAGATGCCGGTCCGGAATCACCAACCGAGCAGCATTACCCGGTGCGCTCATTTGGAAATCTTGATGAGGTGGCTGTCCTGGCCGCCGACCCGCACCGCGTGGCGGCGGCGCTCGGTCGTGAGGATCTTCTGGTTCGCCTCGGGCATCATGTCCACGTCGGGATCGTGGGCCAGCCGGCGCATCGCCGCATCCAGCTGGGCATCAGTGAATTCGCCGGCAAGGGCCTTGCGGATGTCGGTGATCGACGCATGCTCCCTCTGACCCCACGGATTGCGCGGGGCGATTTGGTCGAAGACCTGGCGGATACGGTCCTCGACGCTCGCAGTAGTCGCAGTGGTCGTTGTCGCCTGCGCGACGCTCCGGCCGCTTGCTCCTCGTCCACCCATCACTCATCACCCCAACCGAGCAGCATTGCCCTGCGCTGCGATGCGTCCCATGGCGGCCAACTCGGTGGCCCCGGTGAGCGCCCAATTCCCGGTTGTCCAGTTGGCTTGCCAGTACAGCATCATCTGCGCACCGTGCTGGCAGGCGAACAGCCAGTCGTCCATCAGCATGTCGATCCGCGCATTCTCGCCCGCGGCAGAGTCGATGCCGCGCTCGCTGATGCCCCACGGCCGCCCGGACGCTGCCGCGATCTCGTCGAGCCACCGGGCCATGCCGGCGTCGGTGGCCAGCGGCCAGTAATGCCAGTCGTTGGCGTACACATCCACGGTGACGAGGTCGACGAGCTTGGCGGCGTCGAGCCAGCCGGCCGAGGAGCCGACGTTGCCCTGGGAGTTGGTCTCCCACTGGTAGGCCATGGCCGCGTAGCAGAAGGTCAGATCCGGCCGTACGGCCTTCGCGTCGGCGTACGCGCGTTCAGTCAGCGCGGCGAACTGGTCGCCGGTCATGTCGTCTTCGGGCTCGTGCCACACCGCCAGGTATGAGCCCTGCGGCAGGCCGGACACGACCGTCTGGTAGGCGGTCACGTACTGGCCGGCGGCGAAACCTGCTCGGTCCGCGTTCGGGGGCTTCAGCGAGTAGAACGGGGTTGGGCCGGGCACCTTCGCGTACCGGGCCGAGGCCGGCGCCTTGATCGTCGAGTCGAAGCACCGCCAGATGTGCAGCGGCCCGAATGAGCGCTGAGCGGCCCGCCACAGCCCCGGGTAGTCGACGGTGCCGGTCTCCGCGCCGACGTACGCACCCACCCGCGGCGCTGTCACCGTCGGGGCTGGGCGGGCCTCGAGCGCGTCCACCCGCTCGGCGAGCGAGGCGAGCTCGGCATCCTGGACAGCGTCGTGTTCGTTACCTTCGCGCTCAACCTCGCGCACCTCGTCCTCGGTGGCGACCAGAACGCCCATCAGGCATCCCCAGCCGGCGGCTGCTGCGCGTTGCTCTTGGCCACCACACCGACGAGCACGGTCAGTACCCCGGCGATCGTCAACGCCTCAGCGCCGTCAATCTTGCCGTCATCGACCGCAGCGCCGATCGTCGTAATGACCGGGGCGAGTGCGGCGATGATGCCCTTCCAGTACTTGCTGATCTGCATCGTGCCTCCAGCATGAGAAATGCCTCGCACTGCCCTGCGAGGCATAGAGCAAACTGCGAGCTACGCAGCAATGAGATTCGCGGAGGTGCTAAAGCGAAAATGATGCGGCCCAACTCTGCCAACTCTATTAGAGTTAATAGGGTGAAGACGTGCAACTACTGCAAGGAAACCAAGGATCCGTCTGAGTTCCACAAGAGGCAGAACCACTGTAAGCGCTGCAACTCGAAGCGGAATAAGCGCTGGCGCGAGGAGAATCCCGAGGCCCACCGACTGTCCTACGTCAAGGGGCACGTCCGCCGACTCTACGGGCTTAGTTGGGAGGAATACATGGGGCTGTTCGATCGGCAAGAGGGCCGCTGCGCGTTATGCAGCAAGGAACACGTGCTGATGGCCGTGCACGGCTTGTGCGTAGACCACGATCACCGGACCGGGAGGGTCAGGGGTCTTCTATGCAAGAAGTGCAACACTGCGCTAGGAGTCCTCGGAGACTCCCCCGATTCGATTCGACGGGTCCTCGCGTATCTCGGCGCGTAACCCGCTTCTAGTTTTTCCTTGAGGGTTGCCATCCCCGGGCCCGCCGCAACGGGCGCCGGGGTCTTCTACTTGGCCAGTGAGACCCAGGTCCGCGGCCCGACGACGCCGTCCACGGTGAGCTTGTGGGCCTTCTGGTAGTCGCGGGTCTCGCGCTCGGTGCGCGGACCGAACACGCCGTCGACACCGAGTTTCGGGGACGCGCCCTTGACGTTGAGACGGCGCTGGATCCACTTCACGTTCTCGCCGCGCATCATCGGGGACCGCAGCTGGTAGTAGGTGCCCGGCCACGGCGGGGGCGGAGGCGGCGGCTTCGGTGCCGGCGGGGTGGCGGTGTAGGCCGGGCGGCCGTACCCAGCGATGGAGCCGGACCGCACCCTGCGCAGGCACGCGTCCGAGGTATTGCCCTCGATCGTCTGCAGGCGGCCATCGCTCAGGACCTTCTCGACGATGCCGACGTGATCGACAACGCCGCCGTCCCAGTCGAAGAACACCAGATCACCGGCTCGGGCGCCGGCCTTGCCGTTGTGCCAGCGTCCGAGGCTCTTGAACCAGTTCACGTGGCTCGGGGTGTAGGCGAACCGGCCTACGGCCGGGCCGTTGTCGGTCACCGCGGCGCAGTAGGACAGGAACATGTCGCACCAGGCCGCCGAGTCGTACGCGCTGCTGTGGACCTGGTCGCCGTACCAGATCCCGAACGGCGTGGTCTTGCCCTCGCGGTACCCGATGTGCCGCCGGGCCTCGGCCAGCATCGCGGTCACGGTGCCCATTACTCGCCTCGCTCGATCTCGTTGTCGACCTGCTCGGCTTGTGCGTCCAGGTCGTCAAGGTCGGGTGTCTGCGGGCCGTCCTCGGGGCGCGGGGCGGCGTCGCCGGCCGGCTCCGGAGGCATCGGTTCGGACATGAGATCTCCTCGCATTCAGGGTCGGCCGCCGACGACGACCGTGTTGCAGGGCAGGCGCAGGACGCGCACGGTCAGCAGCCGGCCGTCCGGGCACTGCTCGGCGGCGGGCGCGGTGGTCTTCTCGCCTCCACCCGAGCCGGCAGGGGACGGGTTGCCACTCCCGCCCGGCGCGCGGCCGCCGCCGGGGTGCGGCGTCTCCCGCGCGCTGACGGGCACGAGCACGGCCGCACGCGCGCCCGGGTGAGACTGGCCCTCCCCGGCGCCGGGTGCCTCAGGACGGGGGGACCTGGCACGCGCCGGGGAGGACGATGAAGGGGTTGAAGACGGCATGGGCTGAGCCGGCTGGCCGACCGGCCGGGCAGCCCGGAGAGCGGCGACCTGCGCGCGGGCAAGGTCCCGCTCGTGCCGCACACCCACGTACGCGCTCGCCGCCAGGTGCGCGCCGACGACCATCGCGGCCGCCACAGTGGCTACGCCGCCGGCCAGCGTGGCATCCCAGGCCTTCGTCATGGACTCAACCCCTTATGAATGCGCTGATCACGGCTACGCCGAGGGAGGCCAGGAACGCCGCGATGCCGCCCGCGACGACCTGCCAGCGGGTCCGCCGATTCGCCGACCGCTCATTCTCCTCGCGCACTTTGGCCGCGGCCTGTTCTTCCTCCAGCCGGCGGACGCGGTCGGTCAACCCGTCGATGACGATCTTGTGCACCTGCGCGAGCACGTAGTCCTGGGACAGGTGCGCACGTAGCGAGGCGATGTCGGTACGCAGGTCAGCGATCCGTCCGCCGAGCTCCGCGTTCGAGGGCCCATCAGTCACTGCGCCCCCTCTTCACATGCCTGTCCAGGCGATCCCGATTCGGCATTGCTGCCCGGCGGTGGTGTCCACGGCGGTGATCGCGGATTCGGACGAGTACCAAAGGTCAAGCTCGAAGTAGTCGCCAGCGTTGGCGTACTGCTCCCAGAGGCCGCTGGATATCTTCGGCTCGCCGGTGCCGCCGGTCGGGACTCGGATCTCGGCGCCCTCCCAGCCGTTCGAGCCGACTCCGGTGAGGCTGACGCCGTTGACGGCGATGCTCGGGATCAGGACGAGGTTCGCCGCGCCTGTGCCGGAGAGGGAAACGGCGGCGGTGATGAGGTACCAACCGGCCGTTGGGACGGTGTAGCGGGTGGGCTGGCCGGCGCTCCACCCGCTCGCGTTGTCCTCGTCGATACCGGCCGAGTTCCACGCGACGAACTGATGCCCCGCGGCGATCGTGAGGGAAGTCGTGCGGCGGGCGCGGAACACGGCGCGCTGCAGCAGGCCGTTCCAGGAGTCACGGACGAGCCCGTTCAGGTCGGTCGTGGCGGGGACCCGGCCGGCTTGGAAGCGTGGAATTGTCGGTGGCGGGGTGTATGCCATCAGGCCGCCATGAACAGTGCGATGACTCGGGCGCAGTCACCGGCACCGGTCTTGACGTTGCGTGTGCCGTCGTTCTGCCAGCCCAGCAGCTCGATGTAGTCGTTGGCGACCATGCGGATCATCGCGGTCGCGTAGACGGCGTCACCGGGCGAGCTCGCGCCGGTGGCGCGCATCGAGGACTGGCCGTAGTAGTCGGCCGTGCCGCCGGCGGCAATGGTGTGCCGGATGCGGGCCTGCACGTAGGAACTCGGCGTGGCGTCGGCGTCGACCGCGAACAGCCCCACGATCAAATAGAGACCCGGCTGCGCGCACACGATCCGAGTCGGGTTCGGCGAGGCAGCCCACATGGCGTGCGTGTCGATGGTCTCGGTAACCATGGTGATCGCCGTCCAAGTGTTCGCGGCGATCGTCTGGGAGGTGCCGGCCGAGGTGACCCGCAACGTGGGCGGACGGTTGAGCCACCGGATGGGGTCGCGAATCTCGCGGTTGAAGGGCACGAGCGTGTGGCCGCCGCTGGTGCCGGTGGCGTCCGCAGTGGCGAGGTCGGAATCGAGCCAGGTGTGCGGGGAGGGCAGGTTCACGCTCGTCGCCGGGCTCGAGCACGCCCACCTAATGTTCAGGCTCGGGGTCTTGGCGGAGACCGCGGTGTTCTGCGACGAGCCGGTGTTCTGCCAGCCCATCAGCTGGACGTAGTCGCCGGCGGACAGGCCGATCAGGTCGATGACCATGCCGTCGACGATGTGCGCGCTCGTCGCGCCGATCTTGTTGCCTTCGAAGGTCGTGCCGGCGCCATTGATGCGCAAGCCGGTAATGAAGGTGGAGGCGGTGCCGCCCGAGTAGTTGAACGGGACGTACCCGTTGATCAGGTAATAGTCGGTCGTGTTCGTGCTGGTGGGCGCGGTCCATCTGCTGATATTGGTGGTGAGCGAGTGTCCGGCGTCGGTGTCGATCAGTTCTGTGTCGAGGTCCAGCGCTGTGAATGTCGACGACGAGATGCTCTGCGCGGCGGTCTGGATGCCCATGAACTGGGTCCTGCGTCGGGCCCAAGCGACCGTACCGGACACGTCCCGGTAGAGGTCCTGTACGCGGACACGCTGCGCCTCGGTCCAGGTCTGCGGGTCGACCGGCAGATCAACAATCTGACCGTCCGGGGTGGTGGTCTGCAGCGTGGTCACCGGCTCACCACCCGAAGGAGTTGTCGCCGACGATCCCCCGGACGGCGTCGGAGAGCACGAGCGTCCCCGGGTCGGCCGTGGCGAGGGTCAGGGTCAGGGCCCACCGGGTTGGGCTGGTGGTGACGTCGTGCTGCACCTTCAGCACCAGGCATTGCGTGCTCGTCGCCGGCGCGTTGAGCGGACGCCGGTTGATCGTCACCAGGTCCCCGACCTCGACGCCGAGCACGCCCGGCCACGCGGCGGGGTAGGCGGTGGGGTCGATGGTGACGGTGGAGATCCGCAGCTGCGGCAGGCGGTACTTCGACAGCAGCCACTCGGCCAGCGCTGCGGCGTCGTCAGGGTTGTAGAGCCGGGCGTCCTTGCTGAGGGTGCGCAGCCCGTACCGGTCCTTGCTCAAGGAGTCCTCAGCGACGTGCAGGGTGACGCTCGAGGCGAATCCCTGCGGGGTGTCGGTGTCCCATACGGCCGCTGTCCGCTCCACCTCGGTGTGGTTGTAGACGAACGTCGGGTCGTAGTCGTACTCCAGACCCGGTACGTACGGAACCTCGCCGGAGGCAGTGTCCTCGCCGAGGACGAGCTGCGGGACCTTGTCGGCAGCCACGGCGCGGGATTCCACCCGCAGGTAACCGCCAGCGTCGACATAGGTGAGTGAGGCCTCGGTGCTGGCGACCTCGTTGGTCATGTCGGCGACCGAGCGGCCTTCGTTGCCGACATCATCGGAGAGCAGGACATCGCCGGCCGAGACGATGCGGGCGCCCTTCCATCCGGAGGTGGCCAACTTCCTCTTGATCCGCTCGTGCGTGAATTCCTTGCCGCTGCCTGCGAAGACACGAACGCTGCTGATGGTGGCGAGTTCGGCCGCGGACAACACGCGGTCCCAGATAGCGATGTGTGAGATCGTCCCGAGGGCCATGGTGCCGTTGAAGAACTGGTCGGCCTCGCCCATCGCCGAAAAGATGTCGAAGTGCGCCTGAAGGTCGCACGACCCGCTGAAGACCTCGCCACCGAGTTCGGCGACATTGCCGTTGACATAGCACGTCCACGAGGTGCGCGTGAAGGTCACGGCCAGGTCGATGAACGTGTTGGTGAAGTCGATCGGGCCGGCGGACAGCGTGTCGGTGCGGGCGTGGGTGTCCTTGTCCCACACGCTGATCTGTCCGAGCCCAGGGTTGGTCTGGTCGCACGCGAGCTGCAGCATCGCACCCGTGCCACCACCGCCCGGGTCGGAGTTCTTGATGATGAAGATCGTCGGTTCGTGCACGATCGGCCCGAACTGGATCTTCTGGATCCGGGCGCACACGTAGATCGTGATGCCGCCGGAGATCGCAGGCGGGTTGTCCAGGTCGCCGCGCAGGCAGTAGCCCTCGGTGGTGTCCGCGGCGACGAGGCCGGACTGCTCCCACCCGGTGCCCGGGTCTCCGTTGATCCCGTTCAGGCCGTTGAGGCGGGTGTCGCTACCGAACGCAGCTTCGGCGCTGCCGGCTCCGTCCTTGCTGAGCCGCTGGATCAACTGCGTCACCGTACGACCCGAGACGTTCTGCGCGCCCGGCGCCCCGCTGCTGTCGTCGCAGGGCCAGTACGCCCACGGCCGCCGGCGAAGGATCTCGCCCCGCAGCGGAGTCACGGTCTCCGCGGTCAGGGTGGCGAGGGCATCGGTGCCTACCGCCGGGACGCCGACGTGGTAGGCGTCGGAGGTGCGCTGTGGCCACCGCTCGACCTGCCCGGTGTAGATCGGGTACGTCCGGCCGTCCCAGGTCGCGAGCATGCGCGCCGGTAGGTACATGTCGATGGGGCAGGCCGTCACCGTGTCGTTCGTAGCGGTCGCCGCGGTGAGCGCTGGGGTGAAGGTCAAATTCGTGAATCCGAACGCGCTGGGCTTGGCGGTGATCCGTACGGCGTAGTCCCCGGTGGTGGTCGCGCGCACGACGCCGGCCGAAGTCTTGATGACAGCCCAGTCCCCCACCGACCACGACGCGGCCGTCGCGTCCGGGATCACGATGTAGGAAGTCGTGCCGGCGCCCGCCGCAGTACCCGTGTCCGCCGCCGGCCGGGGCGTCAAGGCGCCGTCGTTGTTGCGTAGGTCGAGGTCTGTTTCGCCGGCCTGCGGCGCGCCCATCTCCGCCTGGATCCCGTGCGCGGTCGACAGCCCGGCCAGCCGGTCGATCAGCGACGTCCACTCGACGGCCGGCAGCGGGGTGCGCATATCGAACCCGAGACCGAGTTGCACCTGCAGCGCCGGCCAGTTCGCGTTCGGCTGCGACGGGGCCACGCCAGTCTGCCGGAACGCGATCAGCACGCCGGCGAAGTTCACCGCCGGTGAGCTCGTCCACGACGTGGTTTCCCCGGCGCTCGTGGCCTTGTAGCGGCCGTGCTGCTCGATCTCCACCGCGCTGGACGCGGTGACCTGCGTGAGGCTCGACCACCCGACCGAGGTGTGCGAGATCGTCGTGTCGTCGTCGTCCACCACGATCCCGACGATCGCCAGGCTCGCCGCCGCCGGGGCGGACATGGTGAGGGAGAAAGCCGTGGCCGCGTCTGCGGAGTCCGCTACCTGCGCTTCGATCGTTACGTAGTCGGACAAGTTCGCGAACTCGGCCACGTCCACGGCGACTCGGCCGAGGTCGGAGCCGGTGACGTCAGCGACGGTGACGTGCACGTCGGTGTACGAGCGGCCGCGGAGGGCGATGTTCGGGGCTGCCCAGATCTCGACCCCGATGCCCTTGTCCGAGTTGATGGACTGGCCGAGGCGGCGCCACCAGTTCCCGGCCAGATCGCCCACGGCCAGGGTCGGGGTGGTGCCGTCGATGGTGTGCCAGGACGTGACGACGATCAGCCAGTTCCCGGCGGTCGGGGTGGCGCGGACGATCGGGTCGGCGTCGGTCGCGGTGGCGGTCCATTCGTTGACGAGCGTCGGCGGCGACACCAACAGCCCCGCCGTGGGGGTCGGGATGGTGGCCAACGCGGCAACGGTTGCCGGTGTGATGATCGAGCTGGTCGAGAGCGTGGGCGCCGGCACGCTCGCCACCGCAGCGACGGCGGCCGGCTTCGCGGTGACACCCGTCGAGACCGTCGGCGCAGGTGTCGCGGCGACAGCGGTCACCACGGACGGGGTGATCGTGACGATCGGCGGGCCTGGGAGCACAACGTCGCCGCCGACGATATCGTCCATGCGGACGCCGACGTTGGCCGTCGCGACCGCGACACCCCAGTTCAGCTCGTCACAGTTGCTCGTGAAGAAATTTGCGCTGTTGGCCGTGAGCGTCTCGTCCGGCGTGCCGGACAGCGGGTTGTAGTGGATGTACAGGACGCCGGTCGCGCTGGCGCCGATGGTGACGTCGAAGCGGATCAGCCACGTATCGGATGTGGTCATGGCGCCGGCCGAGGTGACCAGCGTCGAGCTGCCGGTGTTCCGCAACGTGATCTTGTTCGTCGTCTCGATCGCGATGCGGAAGTTCTGCGTGCCGGCGCCGCGGCCACGCACCCACGGCGTCAGCACTCCGGTCACCGTCGGCCTGACCAGGAACCGGCCATAGACGCGGGACATCGCGCTGATCGAGGTTGTCCAGTTCGCCGACGAGGCGGAGACCGTACCGGTTGTCGTGGCGAGCAGAGAGAGCGTCTGGCGCAACGCTGTCGAGTCGTAGGTGAGCGCCGCGCCCGCGCCGATGGTCGTCGAGTCGAAAGCGTTCCCACCGGTGCCGGAGTTACCGGTCGTGATCGTCGTGCCGGAGGCCTGCCCGGATTCGAACGAGTGGGTGAGCGTGGTGGCCATCGGGCGCCTACGGCGTCATGTCGAGGGTGGCGATCCCACCTGCGGCCCATTGGATGGCGAAGGTTCCTACGCTCGTGCTGTAGTCCGCGCCGAACGTGACCGCGACGATGGCGTTGTCGCCCGCGAGCGCGTCAGCGTAGATCAGGCACCCGCGGGCGTTAGTGATCGTGGAGGTCAACCACTGCACGTCAGGGCCGTCCCACACAATCGTTCCCGACGAGACGACGAGGGTAGGTGTGGCGCCGATCGCCACCCCGCCAGCGGTGTAGCCGGTGCCGCTGTTCTCGTTGGCGTTCCATGGGCTGACGCCGTACGCAGGCACCGGGGAGGTCGCCGAGTAGTCCGGTGTCACTGAGTTGGTGAACAAGGCCACTTTGTGGCTGGTGGCGGTCAGGTCGAGCGCCAACCCGGTCGGGTCGATCGCGTCGATGAAGGTCTGGCAGAACAGCCCCGAAACCGTGAACGCCACCTCAGCCCTCCCCGTTGATCGTGGTGCGCGCCCCGACGGTCTGCGCCTTGATGGTCACGTCCTGCCGGTCGCCGGCCCGCTCGGTCACCGTGTTGCCGAGTTCGTCGGTGGTCGCCTTGTACCGCTCGCCGGCCTCGTCACGGCCCTCGCGTACGCGAGGGCGTGTGCGGCCGCCGCGGAGCACTCCGACGCTCAGCAGCTTGTCCCGATCGATCGGGGTTCCTTCAGCCATCACTCCCCCGCTCATCGGCCCGTCGGGAGGCCGAGCATGTTGGATGGGTTACGCGCGTTTCGGCGCAGCACGTGCTCTTGCACGACGTTGACCAGCTGCCGCTCGGACAGCACGGAGCCGGCCACGTGCACGTGGGTGACGTTGTTGACGATCGTGGCGCCGCCGCCACCCCGCGTGCCGACGGCGCCAGCGATAGCGAAGGACGGGCCGATGCCGCCAGACACCTGGGCGGCCAAGACGTTCATCGCCGCGCCGACGACGCCGCGGGCGCGCACGATGCCGGCCGCGAGGTTCTCCGATATCCGCCGGCCGGACACCTCCGGTGCTCCGTTCCCGGACAGCGGGCCGCGCTTGGCCGGGCTGAACGGGAGGTATGCGCGGATCGTGCTGGCGACGCTCGAGGCGGTCGACCCGAGCGAGCCGAGCATGGACCGGATGCCGTCGATGATGCCCTGGACCACCTTGCGACCTGCATCCCACAGCAGATGACCGAGGTTCCCGACAGCGCTTTTGATCTTGCCAGGGAGTTGCTTGGCTGCGGCGACCATGTGAGTGAACTGTTGTGTGACCGCTGTCTTGGCACGCCCGAACCAGTCCCTGAACTTGTCAGGCAGCGAGGCGAACCATCCGATCACGGCCTTGATCACCGCGACCGCGACCTTGACGATCGCCAGAATGCCGGTCCACGAGGCCTTCGCGATGAACACCAGGAACTTCATCGCGTAGACGTTGAGCATGAGCTGCCCTTGCAGCATGGGCAGGACCGCGGTCGCCAACTGGGCGGCGATCTGGATGATCTGGGTGATGACCGGGATCATCGGCAGGGCCGCGATCACTACCTGCGTGATCGGCGGGACCAGCGGAAGCAGTGAGAGGACCAGTTGCCCTATCGCGGCTGTCAGGGCAGGCAGGTGTGGCGCCAGGGAAGTGATCAGGCTCGCGATCAGCTGTCCGAGCACCGGCAGGATCGGTGCCGCGGCGATAGCGATGCCAGACAGGGCCTTCGCGAGTGTCGTCAGCGCGCCACTCTTCGCGATCTTGGCTATGCCCTGTCCGAGGCCTTTGACCAGCGCGGTGATTCCGGGTTCGAGCGCGGCCAGCGCGGGCGCCAGGGCGTTGATCGCCGTGGTCAGTACGGGGCCGGCGGCGGTCGCGATACGACCGATCGCAGGGGCGATGGTGCCTATGCCTTTGAGCAGGGAGATGATCACGGGGCCGAGGGCTTTGCCGACGCCGGACAGGCCCGCGAAGATCGACCGCAGGACTTTGGCGCCCTCGGCGGACTTGAGGAACGCAGCGGCCTGGCCGGTCAGGCGGATCAGCGTGCCGAGCAAACCGCCGCCGGAGACCGCCGCAGCGCCGAAGACGCTGCCCAGAATGCTGCCGACGTTCTTCGCGATCGACCCAAGTTGTCGGAGCACGCCGACCGCGACGTTGATGATGTTCGCGACCCGCCCGGAGGCGGCCAGCCGGGACATCCACGCACCGAAGATCGACAGCGCCCGTCCTGCAGCTGCACCGAACTGTCCGAGCGCACCGGAGCCGGCCACGGCGAGGTCGCGGATGCCGTTCAGCAGCGGCCGGATCGCCGGGCTGAGCTTCAGCATGGCGTTGGCGACGGACCCGAAGATCGTCCGTACGGCCTTGACGGACTCCGACGACCGCGCGAACTCGATCACGCGGCGGGTCATCACGCCGAGGGCGGCGCCGACCTGGCTCATTCCGGCCCGTAGCGGCCCGCCGAGCTCGCGGGCGAGCGCCTTGACCTGCCCGTGGATCTGCGCGCTGAACGCACCCTGAGCGGCCTTCGCGGCCCGGTCCCACATGGGTTTCAGGGCCGACAGTTCGCGCTTGAGCGCGGGCATGACGCCGGTCAGGGTCACCAGCGCGGCCGCCAGACCCAGCACCGCGGCCGGGGCGGATGCGAACAGGCCTGCTGCAGGCGCCAGGGCGTTGACAAGGCTCATCACCGGCATGACCGAGGACGCCGCGCCGGCGGCGACGGTGGCGAAGGCGGCGCCCATCAGGTTGAGCCGCAGCAGCGTCCCCATGAACCCGCGCAACCCGGAGATCAGGTTCCGGGTGCTGCCGCTGGTGGCGCGCTGGGTAACGGCCACGTCGCGGAGCTGGTCGGCGTGCTCGTCCGCAGCCTCGGCCGCCGCGATCTGTGCCGCCGCCTCGGCGATGGACGCCTTCTCCACGGCGCGTTCCGCGCGCGCGGCGATCTCGGCGGCCTCGGCCGCGTCGATCTCCTCTTTCTTCAGCCGCTCTGCGGCCTCGGCGGCGAGGGCTTGTGCGCGGGCGGCCTTCTCTGCGGCTTCCTTCGCGGCTAGCCCCATCCGCCTTGCCGCCAGCGCAGCCTTGGCGTTCTCCTGGCCGAACTGTTCCGTCTCATTGGAGGCGCGCCGGACGTTGCGCACCCACGGGAGGACGTCGGCGACGAAGCGGGTGACGACGTCGGGGACGGCGCCGGCCACTCAGAGCCCCAGCTCTCGGCGGAACGCGTGTTCCCCGGCCTCACGCGCGCGCCCGGAGGCGTTCAGTGCGACCGCGGCCGGCAGCAGGTAAGGCCTCGGCGGGAGGGTCGTGGCGTGGTTCCTGCCGGTCACCCCGCCGCGCTCGTGGATGCGCCCGTACACCGACGTCGGACCGACCCGCACCGACCACTGCGCGGGACCGGACGGGACGGGCTGCGTCGCCACCAGCGACCGCACCAGGGCGCTCGTGATCCGCGCCGGTGGCTGCCCTGCCGGGGACGGCGACGGCGTGCCAGGCGCGTGCGAGCGCAGGGTGAGTTGCCGGGTGATCTCCTGATGGCCTACGTCGGCCATCGCCAGCACCCCGGCGCGCGCGCCGGGACCCTCAGCCTGAGCGGCGAGGCTATCCAGGGCCCGTACGAGAGCTTGCACGTCGGACGGCATCGGCGTGCACCTCCTCGATCAGGCCATTGACCGGCAGCAGAAGCGGCTCGATGTGGAGGGGAAGCGCGTCAACCTGATCGGGCGTCCAGCCGAAAGCTCGGGCGTACTGGACGTAGATCAGGGCGTCGAGACTCCGGCGGGAAGGCTGTTGCTGGCGTGTCCGTTGGCGTGACCGTTGGGGGCCGAGCGCGTTCTTGAGCCGGAGGAGTTCGAGCTCGTCGAGGCCTTTCGCTTGAAATCCAGGCGCCGCCAGTGCTCCTCGGTCGCGTCATGCAGCGCGTCGTAGGTCGCCAGGTCGAGCTCGTCGAGGATGTCGGGCCGCGCGACCGGCAGCGGAAGGTCGAGTGACCATTCGGTGATGAGCCGCGCGATCAGGGCGTCGCGCATGTCGTCCTCGATGCCCTGGGACACCTGAATGCGCGCGGTCTCGTCTTCCTGGGGGTCGACGTCGATCAGTGCGGCCTTCCGGACAGCGCGCTGGTCGCCGCGCTTGAGCGAATCGGCGGTGCGGATCGTGGCCCACTGGGCGCCGGGCAGGTCAACGCGCGTGGTCTGCATGGGATGCTCCGTGGCTCAGTAGGTGGTGACGGCGTTGACGAGCACGGCCTTGATGGGTGCGTCGCCGCCGGAGGCGCCCGCGTCGGTCGTGTTGCCGATGCCGACGAACTCGATCTCCCAGCCGATCATCGTGTCGCGGGTCAACTCGACCTTGCTGAACTGGGCTTTCGTCATCGTCAAGGTCAGCGAGTGCCCCGAGGTCCCGCCGAGGTTGTCCGCGACGGCGATGACGAGCGCCTGCTGCGTACCGGCGATCAAGGTGGTGTGCGGGCCTTCAGCGGCCATGGGTGCGGCGTCGCTCGCGCGCACGGTCAACTTGCCCTCGACGGACACGGGGCCGCGGCCGATCACCCACGGGGCTTGCGTGCCGTCGGCGGTGAGGTCGACCTGCAACTCACGCTTGATGGTCACTTCCCACTCGAGCACCGTAGGTGAGGCCGTGCCGCCGAGGGACACCGAGGACCGCCACGCCGGCGTGACCGTCGTCGACGGCGGGGAGTTCGTCGGACCCGCGCCGGCCGCCGCCGAGGCGGAGGCGGTCCATTTGCTGTCGAACTCGAGCAGTTCGGCGGCGTTGCCCTTCAGGGTGAGTTCGCTGAGGCACGCGTACGGGTACACGCGGGCGCCCGTGCTCGCGGTGATGCCCTGCCGGTCGGTGATCGTGTGGGTTATCGGCTGGCCGGTGCCAGTGTTGAGCAGGGAGAACGTGTGCGAGTACGGGCCCGCGCCGGTCACCGCGTACCCGCCGAGAGCGTTGTACAGCAGGTGCCCGAAGCTGTCGCTGAACGGGGGGCCGGACAGCTCCAGCTCCGAATAGTGCTTGCCCATGACGGCGCCGTGCACCGCGCTCATGGTGCCGCGCATCCCCTCGTCGGCCAGGAGCTCGACGTTCGGGGCCGGCTTGAACTCGGTCCACGGCATGTAGTGCGTCGGCACGACCGCGGTCCCGGCGGTGCTTTCTTTGCCGAGGCCGAGGAAGCTCAGCGCGGACGGGTAGACGGCGGGGGTAGGCATCGGTCAGGACTCCCCTGTGGTGTCGGTGGTGGTGTCGCGGCGGCCCGCGCGCGTACGCGACTGCTCAGCCGTCCATCGCCCATCGGGCGGCATCGCAAGCGCGACCTCGACCGGCTGCGTGCCCCCGTCCTCGTCGGGCTCGCCCGGGACGGTCAGGCCCTCGGCCTGCGCGATCTCGTACGCCTGGCCGGGCTCGGCGACCAGGGTCGACCCCTTGGCCACGTCGAGGTACTGCGGGTAGGTCTGCTCGTGATCGCCCTGGAAGATGTATCGGGGCACGTCTGGCCTCACATGTTCGGCTGGAACGGGTAAAGCTCGGCGGCGAAGGAGATCACCGTGTCCTGACGGACGCGCGTCGACGTCGACGGCTCGATCACCGGCGGCGGGGTGCTGATATCGATCCCGTCCACTCCCTCGCCGGCCTGCACCACCGTTCCGCCGAGGGTCGGATCGGCGTGGATGCGCGCGATAATCGCCTCGACGAGGTCATCCCGGTCCGCTTGGGCGTCCTGCACGGTCGGGACCAGCGACAGGTGCCACACGTACAGCTGGATCGCGTACGGAACCTTGAAGATCCCGCCGGTCGAGTGGCGCGTCTCCTTGGTCTGGCCGATGTGCACGCACATCACGGCGCCCCGACCTCGACCGTCGGCGAGGCCCTTAATAGCGATAACTTCGTCGCGGAACCGCTCCTGGAAGTACGGAGCGACGCCGGCCAAACCCTGCGCGGCCAGCGGGGTGGGCCGGTACACCTGGTCGCCGTCGTCGAACGTCGAACCGCCGAAGTGCTCCGCGATGCCGGTCCGCACGTCCCTGCGGGTCACGGCATCAGATATGTGTATGGGGCCTGCCCGGTCAGGCCGGCCTCTTGGAGGATCTCGAAAGGCTGATCACCCAGCCACGACAGCCCCGACGTGGCGCCGCCGACGGACTGGCCGCGGGACAGGTCGATCTCACCGGCCGAAGTGCTCGACGGCACCCCGGACTGGAGGCCGTGCCGGATGCCTTCCGAATTACCCGCGGTCAGGTTGAAACAGACCTGCTCGAGAGTGGCCGCCTTCATCGCCGCCAGCACGACCGGATCGGTCGGGAGGTCGTCCCCGTCGACGTCGTAGGTCGCGCACTTGGTGGCGCGGCGGACGTCACGCGACGCGCGGTCGAGGAGCTGCTGGGCGTTGACGGGGGTGTAGTCGAGCGGCCCGTCAACGCCAGTGAGCTCCTCGACCGTCGCGTACGTCGCCACGGTTCAGCTCGCGATCGCCAGCGGGGTGAGCCGGTTCACCGTCGGCGAGGCGATCGTGGCCGGCGCCGTGGTGGTCAGAGTCGAACCGGACCGCTGCGCCAAGTTCCGCTCCCCGGTGAGTACCGGCTTGGCCGCCGAGCAGCCCACCAGCGATGGCGTCGCGGTCGCCTTCACCATCACGGCCGCCCAGTAGACCCCGGTGGTCGAGATCGTCTGCGCGGCCGACAGGGCGACGGTCTTGACCGTCTCGGCCGCCCACGCACCAGTGGTCTGGTCCGCGGTCTGGGCGAGCAGCGCCGGGGTGGCCGCGTTGCTGTACAGCGCGAACCACCAGTTCAGTGGCGTGTCGGCCGCGGTCGCGCCGGAAATGAACGTCAGGTTCGTAACCACGTCCCCGGCCGCCAGGAAGATCGGCACTGACGTCATCACGCCGGTGGCGAGGGCGGCGACGTCATCCAGGCCCGCCCGCGGCAGGTTGGAGCGGCCGAAGGTGCCGACGGTCGGCGCTTGCGCGTTCAGGTAGCCGAGGGCATCCCGGGTGTTGCCCGTGTACTGGCCGAGTTGCATTACTGACCCTTCTTGCTCGCGAGGATCGCGTCACGCTGGCCGGTGATCCCCTTGCGGTTCTTGCCTTCGACCTCGGCGTCCAGGACGCGCAGGGCGTCGGCCTCGTCGGCGTCGCCGAGATAGGCGAGCACCTCATCGGCGTTATGCCTGGACGGGTCGAAGGGCCCAGGCGGCAGCGGCGGCGCAGTGTCGATCTCTTCGACGTGGTAGCCGGCGCCGCGGCAGTAGGCCAACTCCGCCGGGTAACGGTCGCCGTCGATGACCGCGTGACCGTCGTGGAACTGGACCGCCCCGACCGGGCCGCTGTAGCCCTGGTTTGGGGTGGTGACGTTGAAGGTCGCCATTTACGCCACCTGGACCTGGCGGAGCACGCCCGCCGACTTGGTGTTCTTCAGCACGCACGCGATCGGGCCCATCTCGACTTCACCGGTCTTGACGGCACCTGCGGTGGTGAAGTCCGGCAGCCAGGTCTTGATCATGCCGGAGCCGGAGACGCTGACACCGTGGAAGGCGTCGAGCCCGAACGTAACCGCGTACAGGTCCGTGACGGTCTTGGGTCCCGAGATCACCGAATTCGGGATGATCGGCGCGGACCCATCGGCACGGTCGCCGATGTCCATGACGTACCAGTCGCCGTACTTCATGATCTGGCGGCCGAGGTCGTCCTTCTCGCTGGTGAACATCGACGCCCACCGCGCCAGCGCCCGCAGCCGGGCGATGACCTTGGTGTTGCCGATGATGGCCTTCTGGCCCGGCGGAAGCGCGCCCGGCTGCCCGTTGTCGCCCGAGCCGGTGTGCGACGGGACGATCAGCGACAGCCAGTCGTCCAGCTCGTCCAGCCGTGCCATCGCCTCGGCCTGGGTGTCGACCGTGCCAGCGGTCCAGTCGGAGGCGGCCGCGACTGTGTAGCCGGCGCTCTTCTCCGTCGACTGCCCGGTGAGGCTCTTGGACAGCCCGTCGAAGCCGTTGCCGTCCACGGCGGTGTCGCCGAGGATCAACTCCTGCTGGAAACGGATCTTCGTGCCGATGAGCAACTGCTGCATCTGGAACGAGATCTCATTGGTGGCCGTCGGACCCAGGTTCGACAGCACACGGTCAATGTTGAACGCGCCACCGAACGGCTTCAGGTCCACGGTGAACCGCGACCTGCCCGCCTGGCCGGGCGTGTACTCGGTGTTCAGCGCGCGGAACGCCGCGCCTACAGCGTTGGTCAGGCGGGTGTACCCGTAGGTCAGGGTCGACCCGCCGCCGGCCGGGTTGACGCAGTCATCCCAGACCATCTGGTCCATCAGCCACGAGTAACGGCGCAGGTTGTCGATCACGCTGAAGTCGACATCGTTCAGCGTGTTCACCGCCGCCTGAGAAAGCGTGACAGGCATGAGTGTGTTCTCCTAGTTACCGCCCCCGCCGTAAGCCCTGTTCAGGGCCTGGGTGAGGCTCTTGGGCCGGCCCCGGGCGGGGGCTGGCGCTCCGGTCATCTCGCCGCCCGACCGGGCCGGTGCGGCGGCAGCCGCGGCGAAACGCGGCTTCGTGGCGTACTCCTTGACCACCTTCGCGACGGCCTCGGTCAGCTGAGCGTCGGTGAATTCGTCGTCGAGTTCGGCCATGACGGCTTCCTGGAAACCCGCGGAATCCAGCAGCGCCTCGGCGTCCGCCTTCGCGGCTGCTGCGGCCGTGCGCACGACGTCTCGGTAGGCCGACTCCATCTGCCCGGCCTCAAGCTCGGCGATGCGGTTGTCCCGCTCGTCGAGTTGGGCCTTCAGGTCGTCGACGGTCGGTTCGCCGTCGGTGTCGAGGCCGAGACGCTTCTTGATGTCGGCGAAGACCTCGGCGCGGGCCTCTTCGGCGGCCTTCTGCTTCGCGCCCGTACGGGCTTTGCCCGCCTCGGCGCGGGCCTCCTTGAGTGCCTTCTGCGCCCACTCCGGGAGGTCCGAGACATCCTGTGCATCCGTCTTCGCCGGCTCGCCGTCGGGCTTGGCATCGGACGCGCCGGGCGCCGTCTGCTGTCCCTGGTTGGGCTTGCCGAGGGTCTTCGGTGGTTGGGGTTTCGGAGTGTTGTCGTGCTGCGGGGCCGTGTCCTGCGCGCCGGGCGCCGGCTGGTCTCCGCTGGGCTGTCCACCCTCGGGCGCGCCAGGCGCCGCCGGTGTGGTCATCAGAATCTCCTGCTGGTGAATCGCCCTCAGGGTTGAGGGACGTCAATATGCGCCGCGGGACAGCGCACGCTTGGTCATCCGCTTGCCAGCGCTGCGAGCACGGCCGGCGGCACCGAGCGCGGCGAACCCGGCGCGGCCGTACTTGCGG